ACGCTTACGCACGCTGCTGATGCCGGCACCACCTATGTATATGGCGCGCACATTAATGCACAAGGCGGAACAAACGGCGGCAGCCTCGTCCAAGCAGCAAGGTTCGAAGCTGGAGGCGGCGACTTCAACTTCGGAATCCAGCTTGACGTTGAGGATGGTGGTGTTGATCTTAGAATTGAAAGCTCAGCCGATAGTGGCGATTATTTCCAGATTCAAACCACCACCCACGGTGCAACCACAATCACAACAGTTGATGATGACGCTGCTGCTGCTGATCTTACATTTAGTGTTGATGGAAATATTATTTTAAGCCCAGTCGGAACGACCGCGGTTAACTCCGATCTGGGAATTGGCGGCGTACCAACACTCCCCTTAGATGTACAGAGCACTTCACCCGCCGCAGGACGCCTGGCCAACACAGCGAATGATGCGTACGGTTCTCTGCTTAGACTTCAAAATACACGCGCAGACAGCAACGCCGGCGTAGCGGATGATTTTTGCGGAGGGGTTGTTTTTACGGCACAAGACAGCACGGCTGCTGCTACTCAGTATGGAAAGATAACCACTAAAGTCGCTAGCCCTACTAACACAGCTGAAGCTGGCTTCATGACTTTTGAGGTAACAACCGGCGGAACCACGGCTACGGAATATTTGAGGTTGGATGGGGGAACAACTTCTATCGAGGCTTCTGCCGATACAGTGATCAAAGCAGATACATATTTATCTGGCGGCATGCGCATGAACTATGCAGTGAAAACGGCAAATCATACACTCACCTCTACGGATCGTGTTGTGGTCTTTAACGCCGGCTCCGCTGCCACAGCATCGCTCCCCGCCTTAACAGACGCGATTAATGGCGTTGTATATACCATAAAAACTATTGGCGCCGGCGCGATCCATATTACGGGAGCCGCAGCATCAGAGAATTTTCTGGATGGTCAACAGTCCCTTACTCTCGCACAGGGAGACGCCGCAACGGTACTCGGACATATGAATGTTTCAGGTTACGAGTGGGCTGTAATCAATTTTTATAACATGACTCCGTAAACATTAGGATTATAAATGGATTTTGCGCCAAAATAATACTACTTATTTTTGAACTATTGCCAAATTAGGAGTCAATTTATGTCAAACCTTCTTAACGAAGCTATTGTCGATGCGAAGGCATTGCGAGAAGCTGCATTAAAAAATGCAGAAACTGTTGTTATTGAAAAATATTCAGAGGAAGTAAAAACCACTCTGGAAAAGCTTCTTGAACAAGAAGATATGGGCGCTGCAATGCCCGATCTGGGAGCAGACCTCGGCGGTGGTGCCGATATGGGAGCCCCAATGCCGGATCTGGGAGCGGATCCTCTTACCGAACCCGGCGCAGAAGACGCCGGCGAGCCCCTTGATGACGGAGATAATATCCCATTAGCTGCTACCAACGATTTAGGAGATATGGAAGGGAAGAACCTTAAAGGATTCCCCGCAGACGGAGAGGACGTCGAGATCTCGATTGATTTGGGCGCCCTGCAAGAAGCTGTGCGTCAAATGTCCGAGGAAGAAGAAGTGGAAATCAACGAAGAAGAGTTGGCCAACATCCTGGGGCAAAGCATCGACGAAGAGAAGATCGAAGAAGACGAAGCGTGGGAAGATGAGACAGCAGGCGACGGCGACCCCGCCGGCGGAGTTGCGGCACAAACGACAGCCGCAGCCGACGCCATGGCCGACACAGATGATGGCGGATTGGCTATTGGCGAAAAGCGCCCAGAAAACGAAGGCATCGATGTCTCCAAGGCTGACCAATTGGTAGACGCCATTATGGAACGTCTTACCGTCGATATGGGCGCCGATTTAAGTGGTTGGGCTGGTCGCTCATCCGAAGATATTAAGTATGCATTGTCGAAGGCGCTAGCGCACCGACGCAGCACCGACGTGCAAGACGAATTAGAGATTATGAAGAAGGCTCAAGAAGAGTTAGTTTTCGAAAATAAACAACTCAAAGAGCAAACTTCACAATATAAGCAAGCATTTCAAGAGCTTAAGGAGAATTTACAAGATGTAAACCTTTCTAACGCTCGCTTGCTTTATACGAACCGGGTTTTACGGAATACCTCCTTCAATGAGCGGCAAAAACAAAAGATTGCCGAAGCTATTTCCAGTGCCGGTTCTGTAACAGAGGCGAGAACTATCTATGATACACTTCAAAGCACAGTGGAGGCTAAGCCTAAGCGTAGCCCCAAATCACTAAGCGAAGCAATCACCAATCGTTCTTCTGTTATTCGGGCTTCCCGCGTAAGCGAGACGTCCTCAACCGATCCGTGGACGGATCGGATGAAAAAACTAGCTGGAATAAAATAATAATCATAAAATATAAGGAGGTGATTTAATATGTCTAGTATTATTGAACGGTTAACCGAAGGCGTGGTTAATCGTGACATGCGTGCAGAAAGTCATGCATTGTTAAACAAGTGGGAAAAGACGGGGCTCCTTGAGGGTCTTAGTGTCGATCACTCCCGCAACGCAATGGCTCGATTGCTTGAAAATCAAGCGAAAGAGCTTCTACGTGAAAACTCCACTATGGCTAGTGGTGATGTCGCCGGTTTCGCAGCCGTGGCGTTCCCCATTGTCCGTCGTGTTTTCGCTGGTCTAATCGCTAACGAACTTGTTAGTGTGCAGCCGATGAGTCTCCCAAGTGGACTCATCTTCTTCCTGGACTTCACGTTCTCGGGTGATGCTGCTGGCGGTACCGCTGGTGGCACGGGACGTGGTCGACTCGGTAACGTCTACACCGGTTCCATTTATGGTGGCGCCGAGGTAGGTAGCCAGATCACTGGCGGTATCGATCTACTCAATGCTCGTAAGGCTGACCTTGGTGGTCCACGTACTGTGGGTGCTAAGGGTTATGCGTACGGTCAGGCAAGCGGATCGGGTGATGTGACCTGGACGAAAGTTGATGCTTTCAATCTTGATCAGGCAACTGAGGCTCAGAAGAAGAATTACCTTAGCTGGGATCCAGACATCATGTCTCTTTCAGGTTCTGGTACAGAGTATGCTATCGCAGTTGCGAAGACGGCTATTTCCAATATGGATCAGCTTGATACCAACAACCTCGCGACAATTACTTGTTCCGTGGGCGATTTCACGGGTATTACGACCGCCGCCGCATCTTTGGTGCGTCGTTTGACGACTCGTGATAGTGACGGGAATGTTCAGATCGTAATGATCGGTCTTAACACCGCCGGCGGTATCGCAACGGGCTCATTTGCCACGACTGCGGCCGACTCCCAATGGGTCCAGACTGATGACTTTACCTCGGGCGATGCTCTTGGTTCTATCGTTGGTACAACCACATGGGGCTTGGAAAACCAAACGGCTATCCCCGAGATCGATATCAAAGTCGATTCCGTGGCAGTCACCGCGATGACCAAGAAGCTGAAGGCTAAGTGGACTCCGGAATTAGGACAAGACCTTAATGCCTACCACAACCTTGATGCTGAGGTCGAGCTTACGAGCATTCTCTCCGAGCAAATTGCTCTTGAGATTGACCGTGAGATCATTGGTGACCTTGTCATTGGTGCCAAAGCCGCTACCTATTACTGGTCGCGTGCTCCGGGTCTCTTCGTGAACCGTGTAACTGGTGCTGAAATTGGTGCGTCCTCTGCGGCTCCCGACTTCACCGGTACGGTTAGCGAGTGGTATGAGACTCTTGCCGAGACAATCAATGATGTCTCTGCGCAGATTCATCGTAAGACTCTGCGTGGTGGTGCTAACTTCGTGGTCTGTGGCCCCGAGGTTGCTAACATCCTTGAATTCACCGCTGGGTTCCGCGCTTCCGTCACACATGATGACGAGAAGGGCTCCATTGGTGCCGTTAAGGTTGGCTCTCTCAGTAAGAAGTTCGACGTCATTGTTGACCCGTACTTCCTGCGTAACGTGGTCCTCGTCGGGCGACGCGGCTCCTCTTTCCTTGAAAGCGGATATGTGTATGCACCGTACGTTCCACTGCAAACCACACCTACGATCTTCGGACCGGAAGACTTCGTACCCCGCAAGGGAGTCATGACGCGTTATGCCAAGAAGATGGTGCGTCCTGATATGTACGGACTCGTTGTTGTCCGCGGACTCGATGGTGAAGCTGGAGCTACTTCCTAATATATAAGCATTTAGCATATATTAGCGCAAAAGCACGCCTAAACGTGACACAGAAAGCCCCCTCCCCGAAAAGGGAGGGGGTCTTCTTTATGGGTAAAACTAATTAAGAGAAAGGGTGGAGAGCCCTTTGTTAATTGACCTAATTAATATTCATATAAGGAGAAACATATTATGGGAACAAAAAGAGTAGGTTGGGCTAGAATTAAGAGCCTGATTAACGAAAATCAAAATGCTTTAAAACATCGTCGTGCGACTTGTAAAACCGCAATCACAGCAGATACCACTTTAGTGGCAGGAGATTACGGTTCGCTGATCTTATTAAATGGTACAGCGGCTTCGAACTTCGAACTCACGCTGCCGACATCGCCGCCACTGGGGGCAGAATTTAAATTTACGCTTGTTGAAGCCAGCAACGCGGCTGCACAGATTTTGCTTGATAGTGGCGAAGACAACAAATTCGAAGGCTATGCAGTGATGTATAAGGCCGACCAGGAAGACGGAACCACAGCATTCCACAGTCATCGCAAGCTTGGCTGGGGCGATGCCGCTGCGAAAGGTGGATACCTTCATGTTGTATGTATAGATGCGACAGCCGGCGCCGTTCGATGGGCGATTATTGACGCCAAGTCGAGTGTCGCTTGGATCAATGCACACGCCTAAACCTTAAAATATATTTTTATATTTTTACCTGCCCCCCTTTCCTTTTTGGATTGGGGGGCTTTTATTGAAAACGCCGATCCTCCAAATTTTTTCCCCGGTAAATTTTTGAGATTTTCGTTTTCGGGATTTTAAAACTAATTATTTGAAAGGAGAAACAACCATGAATCCTCGTAGAAGAATGGAACTTAAAAAGAAGGCTCGCGCAGCCAATAAAAAGAAGGCAGTTACTGTCACCCCCGCCATTAGTGCCCCGGTAGTCCCGGAGGTCACTCTTGAAGAGGTGAAAGCTAAAGTCGTCGCTGAAGTCGCCGCTGAAGTCGTCGCCGAAGAAGAAACGGTGGCTGACACTATCCCCACGCCGACACTCAAGAAGATCGTCAAGAAGACTTCAACCATTAAGAAAAAGAGTACTCGAAAATCCACTACAACTAAGAAAAAATAATGATTTTCTAAGTTAATTAGCACAAGCTTCTCCGTGACGTTGAGCTTTGTGTTTTTAAAACTATTTATGTAGTAGGAGGGTCCTTGTGTGCCAACAAATCTAAGTCCAAAATCACAAACCAGCACTGTAGTTTTAACTTCAACTGGGAGCGCCTCCAAGGTGGCCGCAGCGGTGCCATTTGGCGTATATACGGGATCTGTCGACTTTTTGACAGGCGCCGCGCTTCAAGTAGACTATGTTTATAAGAAGCTTGGAGGGGATGTTGTTGATATTGAGATTACCCCTTCGAACGTATACGCTGCGTACGAAGAGGCGGTTTTAGAATATTCGTATATCGTCAATCTGCACCAAAGCAAGAATGTGTTATCCGATACGCTGGGAGCCACCACGGGCACCTTTAATTATAACGGCGAGTTAAATACGGGACCCACAGGCAGCAACTTACGCTTCGCACGTTCCCAATTCACTTATGCTAAGAAAGTGGGCGACGGCTTATCAGCCATGGCCGGGTTTGGAGGCACGATATCTCAATATTCTGCGTCTTTTAAGACTGCGCAGAATCAGCAAGACTACGATATCCAGAGTATCATCTCTAGTTCGTCGGCATCGGGAGTTGACTCGAATGGTAAGAGTGTTCCCTATTCTGGCAAGGTGAAAGATAATCGGGTTTTCATAACAAAGGTCTTTTATAAGTCACCACGCGCTATGTGGCGTTTTTACGGCTATTATGGCGGAATTGGAGTGGTAGGCAACTATTCGACATACGGGCAGTTTGCGGATGATGCGACTTTTGAGATTGTGCCGACCTGGCAGAATAAAATGCAGGCTATTATGTATGAGGACTCCTTATTTACGCGAACTTCTCACTATTCCTATGAATTGATTGATGGAAAGCTGAGGCTTTTTCCTACTCCGTCGTATTGGGGGTTTGGGAACGGCGAGTTGATGTGGGTGAAGTTTTACATCAAAACTGACGCGTGGGACGCCAATTCGGCGTATGATGACGGTACCACAGGCGTAAATAACATGAATACGTTGCCGTTTGACAATATTCCTTATCAAAACATTAATTCTATTGGAAAACAGTGGATTCGCAAATACGCTTTGGCGCTCTGTAAGGAGATGTTGGGGCAAGTGCGAGGGAAATTCCAAACAGTCCCGATCCCGGGAGATAGTGTTACTCTTAATCACTCTGAATTGCTGAGTCAGGCGAAAGAAGAACAAACCGCCCTTAAAGATAAGCTTAGAGAGCTATTGAAAGAAATGGAGTATGGAGAATTGAGTAAACTCGATAGCGAGAAAGCTGAAGCCGCCGCCACTACGTTTAAAAACTCTCCTTTACCGATTTTTGTAGGATAATAGAAGATGGCAGACGAATGGAGCAGACCCAAATCCCCACCGCCGCCCCTCTTCTTAGGCAAAAAAGAGCGCGATCTTGTAAAACAGGTTAATGACGAATTAATTGAGAAAGTCGTTGGCCAGCAAATTTTATATTATCCTATTGATATGGAAAGAACCGATTTTCATGAATTATATGGTGAAGCCATCAATAAAACGTATTTGCCTCCCATTAGGGTGTATGCTTTGGTGGAGTTTACCGAGTTTTCTACCGAGTATATGGAAGGAGTGGGTCTCGATAAGGGATGGGAGATCAATGTCCACTTTCACAAACGTCGATTAGAGGAAGATCAGGATATGTATGTTAGAGAAGGTGATTTTGTTCTATATGGAGATTATTACTATGAGATAGTTAAATTGAGCGAAGACACAAAGCTCTTCGGTCAAGTTGATTATGGTTTTGAGATTTCTGCACGCTGTAGACGAGCAAGAAAGGGACTATTCGATGCTACCTGATAACTTTGATTTTGCCCAGCTACCGGCTGATTTTAAGAAAGGCACCCTTAAAGAATTGGGGATGCTTGCCTCTACGATGGAGACGATCGATATGGCGATCATGTCATGGCTAAAAGAAGATCTCGATTTGGGCGCCACAACTCATGAGGGTTTCGATCAGGTGCCAATTTTGTGGCAAACTCCGGAGCGCGCCTTTCAGATTAAAAACAAAAAATCATTACGCGACGCCGGCGGATCCCTAAAGCTACCTCTTATCAGTGTTGAGCGCACCGGAGTTACAAAAGATCCCGCACGTAAGGGAGGGTTTCAGGCTCAATTGTTCTCGACGCGTAAAGACGGGCGCACTGGGCGCCTTGTGATCGCCAAGAGAATCAAAGAAGACAAGACGAGAAATTTTGCTGTCGCATCCGGAACGCGCACCAACAGCGGAGGTGTTCGTCAGAAGTTTTACCCACGCGTGAATTCTAAAGTTGTAATCCAAAGCTTGTCTATTCCAATTCCAGTATACGTCAATGTGGAGTATAAGCTTCTTCTGAAGGCAGAATATCAACAACAGATGAATCAGCTTGTGGAGCCTTTCATATCGCGCCCCGGTCAACTAAACACCTTTGTCATGCGGCGGAATGGACACTTGTATGAGGCATTTATTGATCAAAGTTTTGCGCATACGAACAATGTAGCAAATATGAACGAAGATGCGCGCTTATTCTCAACAGAGATTAATATTCGAGTATTGGGCTATCTTATCGGAGAGGGAGATAATGACGACCGCCCTCTAATTCGAATCGATGAAAACACAGTAGAGATAACTTTTCCCCGGGAATCAGTACTACCTCCTGGCTACATTCCATTAGCGGACGATTAGTTCCTGAAGTAAAATGGAATTTCTTGCTTCACTTCAAGACTTTTGATTATCAAAATACTATTTACAAATGATTGACCACCAAGATCATCAATTCAAATCTTAATCAGCGAGGGAAGGAACCACAAGATGTCAGTTAAGAATTTTAAGTTTGTATCTCCTGGAGTGTTTATTCACGAAATAGACAACTCTTTTATTCCTAAATCGGCACAAGAAATCGGGCCATGCATTCTCGGACGCGCACAACGCGGCTTAGCCATGCAGCCAGTCACTGTCGAATCTTATTCGAAGTTTGTCGAAATGTTCGGCGACACCGTGCCGGGAATGGGGGGAGGATCGCCCACAGCAGGCGACGTTTATCGTTATGGAAACTATCAGTCTCCTATGTATGGTACATATGCAGCCAAAGCCTTTTTAAAGGCAAATGTTGCACCAGTTACCTATGTTCGGCTTTTGGGACAGCAAGCCTCGGACGCCACCACGGCTGGAGAAGCCGGTTGGAAGACGAGCACGCTGCTAACTGCTTCGGCAGGAGGCGGAGGTGCATATGGCTTATGGCTCTTCAGTTCAGGAAGTAGTGCCACCACTATGACGGGTACTCTCGGCGCCATTATCTATGCTGACGCCACCACCTCGATTCCGATGCTTTCGGGTGCACTTTGGTGTCGTAATGATTCAAATGCATCTACCGCTTCAGTGGGCGCCGTTATTAATACGGACTCTAATGGGTTTTTCACGCTGCAAATCGGGTCGACCGGAACGAAGGTTAAGTTCAACTTTGATGATACTGGTGAAAACTTTATTCGCAAAAAGCTGAACACCAACCCACAAATGATGGTGGGAGGTGATTTTTATGCTACCTCTTCCGAAGTCAATTACTGGCTGGGGGAGACATACGAGCAAGCAATTCGCGACGCGGGATTAAACTCTGGTGGCAGCATCTGCGGCATAATCGCAGGGATTGCCCTCAGTGGTTCCGCCATGGCACCCAGTTCTACACAAAACCCAGCCAATATGCTTGGCGCTTCGGCAGAAGCAGCAAGTGGTTGGTTTATCGGACAGGATCTGGGCCCTGCCGCATCTTATAACCCTGCGAAGATGCAAAAGCTTTTCCGCCTCAAAGGACGCGGACATGGAGAGTGGCTGCACAAGAACGTGAAGGTATCGATTGACAATATTCGCGCATCTAACAATAGCGTGACGGATTATGGTACTTTCTCAGTTATGCTTCGAAGTATCCACGACACCGACAACAACGTACAGGTTATCGAACGCTATGATAACTGTACCCTCGATCCCACTTCTCCGGACTTTGTTGCCCGTAGAATTGGAGATAAATATACTCAATGGGATACAACCAAAAGACTTCTGCGCGAGTATGGTGAATACCCGAATCAGTCTAAGTACGTCCATGTTCAAATGAATAGTGACGTTGAAGCGGGCGCAACTGACGCACTTCTGCTTCCGTTTGGATATCAAGGACCACCCAAGTATACCGATGTTGGTATGCGTGGTGACTCCATTGGATCTGCGTCGATGGCCGGTATTGACGGACGTTATGTTATTATGAACTCCGTCTTCATTAACTACGCAAAGACCGGATCCGGAACGGGTACCCCATTTAACTGCTTTGTTACTGGCAATAGCCCCGCGGGCACAACGAGCTTAAACCTCTCACTTAAGTTCCCTCACGTACGACTGCGCAATTCAGCATCCGACGGCGGACTTACCGATCCCACCGATGCATTCTTCGGCTATCAAACTACTCGCGAAAGCGGCAGTACAAAGCCCGATATGAGTGTGGGAGATTTCGGTCGAGCGCTTTATGGCGGTGTTGCTGGTTCTGACTTATCAGCAGGCAGTTATACGGGAATTTCCAACTTCTCATACATCTTCTCTATGGACGATATTGAGAAGTCGGGCTCCAGCTACTACTATTCGTCCGGATCTCGCGCCGGCGAACGTTCCGTGAGCAGCGCATCCTACAAGGACTTGCTTGATGCCAATTATAACGCCTTTACGGCGCCACTGTTTGGTGGTAGCGATGGCTTCGATATCCTGAAGCCAGATCCGCTTTATAATACCGGTATGAGTGCTGCATCAACCGAGCGCAATAGCTCCATTTACTATACATGGCGCCGCGCAATCGATACGGTAGCAGACCCAGAGTATATCGACATGAACGTTCTGGTATCCCCGGGACTTACCAACAACTCTCTGACGACTCATATGATTAACACATGTGCAGATCGCGCAGATTGCCTGGCAATGATCGATCTTCCGGATGTATATGTTCCCTCTCACGAGAAGTATTATGCCAACAAGAACGAACGCCTTGTTAAGAATCCGCTCCAAGCAGCAACGGCCCTTAAAGATAGACGAATTGACTCCAGCTATGGGTGCACCTTCTATCCGTGGGTTCAGACCCGAGACGAAAACACTGGAATTTTGGTGTGGATCCCGCCCTCTGTTGCAATGTTGGGTGTCATGGCCAGTTCGCAAGCTAAATCTCACGTGTGGTTTGCCCCCGCAGGCTTTAACCGCGGCGGTCTTACCGAAGGCGCGGCAGGTATTCCAGTCACAAGCGTTATTCGACGCCTGACCTCGAAGAACCGCGACACTCTCTACGACAACAGGATTAATCCAATTGCCTCATTCCCCTCAACTGGAATTGTAGTCTTTGGACAGAAGACACTTCAGCAACGTCAGTCAGCGCTTGATAGAATCAATGTGCGCCGGTTGGTTATCTTCCTCAAGAAGCAGATTTCCATTCTTGCAGCCCAGATTCTCTTCGAGCAAAATGTCGAAGCTACTTGGACCAGATTTAAGTCCCTCATTGAGCCATTCCTGGCCAATGTCAAGACTCAGTTTGGTATCACAGATTATCGCCTCATCCTTGATGAGTCGACTACCACCCCGGACCTCATTGATCAGAACATCTTGTATGCGAAGATCATGGTCAAGCCAGCACGCGCTATCGAATTCATCGCAATTGACTTCGTTATCACAAATACTGGCGCTTCATTCGACGATTAATACCAAATTAATTGGAGCTACTAATTAAGATTAAGGAGAAAATTAGAAATGCCATTCTGGTCAACAAACTTCGGCGAGAGCACTGATCTCAAAGATCCCAAAAGAAATTTTAGGTTTACTGTAGAATTCACAGGAATTCAAGCAGCCCAAGGAGGTGCCACGCTTTGGTATGCAAAGAGTTGTGCAAAGCCTTCATTCACTATCAGCACTGCTGAACACACTTATTTGAACCACAAGTTCTACTACCCCGGAGCGGTGACATGGAATTCTGTCAATGTTACGCTTGTTGACCCGGCTGATCCCGATGTTACGGCAACCTTGTCAGATATCATCATTCAGTCAGGCTATTCTCCACCCACCGATGCAACCGCACAGAACATGAACAGCATGTCGAAAGCTAAGGCCGCAGGCGCCTTGGGGACGGTAGTTATTAAGCAGTTGGATTCCAACGGCAACGCTATCGAAACTTGGACACTTTGGAACGCCTTTATTAGCGAAATTAAGTACGGCGATAACTTGGAATACGGCAACGATGATTTGAGTACCCTTGATTGCACTCTTATGTACGATTGGGCTCGCGTTGAAACCAAGGTCGCGTCATCCGCGGTCGTTGGAGGCGGTAATTCCTTCTTTGATGTCTAATAAAATGAGAGAGGTGCACATTGTCACGAAATAGAGATCGTGTAGGCGCACAACAACCAGATACCACACCCCCTATGCCAACGGCAACTCAGACTACTGAGACTCCGGCGGCACCGGCATTCTCGTTCGTTGTTCCTACCGAATTCATCGAACTTCCGTCAGGCGGAAGATATTACCCAGAAGGTCACCCACTTTGTGGAGAATCTACTCTGGAAATCAAGCAGATGACTGCTAAAGAAGAGGATATTCTGACATCCAGAACTCTTCTTAAAAAGGGTGTAGCGTTAGATAGGGTAATTCAAAGCCTTATTGTAAATAAAGCGATCGATCCAGATTCTTTGCTGGTGGGGGATCGTAACGCCATTATTGTATCTACCCGGGTGTCGGGCTATGGCAATATTTATACCACCAAGGTAACTTGTCCTAATTGTGTGGAGGCTCAGGATTATTCTTTTGATCTGAATGAAGCCGAAGTATATGAGGGTGAGGAATTCTTGGATTGGGATGTAACTCCCCATGGGAACGGCACGTTTGACACGGTTTTACCGCGAACAGGCGTTACTGTAACTTTTCGGCTCCTGAATGGTCATGACGAAAAGAGGCTTGTCAAAGCTTCGGAAGCCGATCGCAAGCGCAAGGGTGGCGAGCACAACATTAGCCGCCAAATTGTCAGTATGGTGACAGCAGTGAATGGGGATGATTCCTCGGAAGCGATCAATTATTTGGTAACCAACATTCCTTCGATTGATTCACGTCATCTAAGAAACGCATATAAGGCGGTTTCGCCCAATATCGATCTTACTCAACACTTTGAATGTAGCGAATGCGACTATGAACAGCCCATGGAGGTCCCGCTAGCCGCGGAGTTTTTTTGGCCTGACCGATGAGTACATGGAGAGCGTTTATGAAGGTTTTTTCTTTCTTAAATACTCCGGAGGGTGGTCATTCACCGAAGCGTATAACCTACCTTTAGGGCTACGCAATTGGTTTGTGCAACGCCTACTCAAACAGCTTACTGATGAAAAAGAGGCGATTGAAAAAGCCTCCAAAGGGCACGGATCGGCGTCTAACACACAGACCCTAAGCTCTCAGAATCAACCCAACATGCCGCAAGATATGAAGAACTGGATAGGTGGACCCGAGTAGGTCCGCCTTTTTTGTGAGATAACTAATTATTAGATGAGGGCTTTTTATGGCTGACGATATCCAAAAAGATATAAAAGCTTTAGTAAATGCGGTTACTGAGCAGAATAAGCTTGTAAGCAAGATGATCGGGGCGGCAGGTCCCGGCGACGCTAAAGCTGGCCTGAAGCCGGCTCAGGAACGTCTAAAGGTTAAAAAACAAGAAACGGAGCAATTAGAAAAACAGCTGGAAATACTTGAAAAACAGAAGCATAGCACCATGGCTATAGTAGAGAAAGAGGAAATTAAATTAGAGTTGGCAGAGCGCGCCCTCGCAAAGAAGAAAGAAGAGTTAACCGCTCATGCACAGTCCGTCAAGAGGCAAGAAGAGGCTTTAGAGCAGCGCCGGGCAGCTGCCGATGCGAGCCAAGAAGAAATAGACAATATCGATGAACAGCTTGATCTTTTAGCTGAAAAGAGCGAAGAAATCGACAAACAAATTATTGCCACCCAGGAGCAAATTGCCCAAAACAAGCAACTGCAGAAAGAAGCAGATGAGTTGATCAAGCGCTTAGAACAGGGCACCGCTCTCGCTCAAAAATTGGGCGAAGCCTTCCGTCTCCCGAATCAGCGAGTTTCTGGGCTTGTCGATAAGACGATTAAGCTGGGGTCGCAACTTAAGCAGGCTTTTGCAGATGGAAGCATGTCCGCTAGCCATTTTGCTGAAATGGCCGGCGCAAGCATTATGAAGGTCATGGTGGATAATGTAGCCAATCTCGTATTGGCGCTCTACGATGCTGAAAACGCATTTCGGCAAGCTACTGGCGCTAGTGCTGCTTTTGCACGCGAAATGACCAACGTATATGATGAAACGCGCACCGTCGGAGCTACCATCGAGCAGGCATCCGCCGCTTATCAAGCATTACATGGGACTGCCACGGACTTCACTTTAATGACAGGGAGGCAGCGCGAAGAGTTGGGCAAAACAGGTGCCATGCTGCAGCAGTACGGTATTGATGCCGGCACATTTGCCGAAGGAGTGCAAGTATCGACTAAGCTACTCGGACTGAGCGCCACCGAAGCTGGGTCCGCGGCCCGAGAGTTTAACGCACTTGCGCAAGATATTGGAGTGCCACCACAACAACTTTCGCAATCATATGCACAAGCCGGCGGCACGTTAGCTAAGTTTGGAAAAGATGGAGTTAAGGCATTCAAAGATCTTTCGATGATATCCAAGCTTACCGGCATGGATATGAACAAAATCCTTAATATTGTGGAAAAATTTGATACCTTTGAAGGCGCCGCCGACCAGGCAGGAAAACTTAACGCTGCTTTGGGTGGAAACTTTGTGAATGCCATGGATCTGATGATGGAGACTGACCCAGTCGCACGCTTTGAGCAAATTCGAGGTGCGATTAGTCAAGCTGGGCTTACATTTGATGATATGTCGTATTACCAGAAAAACTTCTATAAAGATGCGCTAGGATTATCTGATGTTGGCGAATTAGCGCTGATGCTCAGCGGAGACATGAGCACTCTTGAAAATCAGGTAGGAAAAACTAGTGCAGAATATGAAAAGCAAGCCGCCGAAGCTAAAAACCTCGCTAGCCTACAAAGGCAGTGGAACATGCTTGTGCAAGAATTAGTACCCGTGCTTACGCCAGCCATTGATTTATTACGGGATCTCGTCAAAATTCTACACAAGAATGCCACCTTAGTAAAGGTGTTAGTCGGGCTGTTTGTGGCATATAAATCGGTTATAATGGCGATGAATCTTGGCTATGCTGTTCAAAACGGATGGCAAAAGCTAAGTGTGCTTTGGACAAATCGAGAAGCCATCGCAACTGGAAAGCTCTCAAAGGCGAAGAAGCTTTTGAACCTTATGACGTCGAAGACGAGTCTCAAAATCATGGGTCTCACCGCTGCTATATTTGCATTGGGATATGTTCTTTATACGAAGCCGTGGGCGTCTAACTTCATACAAGGTATAGTAAAATTTGGAATCGCCTTCGAAGCCTTGGGAGACGCTTTGGATAATCTACTACAACCCCTAACGAAGAATTGGAAAGGGTTATTGGCGCTTGGTGGCGCTATGTTGATGGTAGGGACAGGTATTGGAATTGCCGCAGCCGGCGTTGCAGAGTTAGCCCGCGCATTCGGTGATGCCGGCGAAAATGCATGGGCAGCGGTTGCGGGAATTGCGATCTTGGGTGCCACCTTGGTCGGCTTAGGCTATCTAATTACCGCTTTCGCTGCGTCTACGGGCGGAGTGGGCATTCTGGCTGTCTTGGCATTCGGCGCCGCCTTCCTGATGCTGGGCGCCGGCATTGCCTTAGCTGCATTAGGATTTAAGACATTTGTAAGCGTAGCTAAAGAGCTTACTTTGGATACCATTATGAATTTGTCATTAGGTATTGCCGCACTAGGAGCGTCGTTGCATGTTTTCGCATCTCCGGCATTGTCCCTCGCGGCCGCGCAAATGTTAAGTCTCTCATTGGGACTAGCAGCACTCACCGCGGCTATGGCGCTATTTGGAAAATCTGAAATGGGAATGGAGATGATGATGACCGCCCTCAAAGCCATGCAGATGATAGTAGAGGCTGTTACTGCACCTTTAAGAATTTTAGAGAGCGTCTTTGCCACCTTGGCCGATCCAGCTAAACTAGTAGCAATTGGAGAAGCGATTGGGATGATTGCGGAAGAAGTCGGCAACATACCTGCCACAAAAACTATTCAAATGACAGCGCTTCTCGGCGCCGCAACGACTGCAGCGAACACGGTTGCAACAGTCGGGGGCGCACAAGTGATGGCACAAGGAGTCGTAGAGGGTATTACTGGCGCTGGAGGCATCGGTGGCGCCGGCGGAGCCGGCGGCGTTGGGGGTGCTGGTGGTGCTGGCGGAGCAGGCGCTGCAACTCCTCCCGTGGCGTTGGAGGTGCAATTGAATTTGGATGGCAAGAAACTTGATAAAAAAGTTATCACTATTATAAATGACAAGGTAGTTAAACCTGGGTGGTCAGGAGGCATTGGCGGATAATGGCAGGTGATTGGGACGATATCTTCGCGTTTGATCAAATACGATATCAAAATAATATCAGCGAAGGAAAAAATGGAGCTAAAAAGTTAGATTTACAAGGGTTTGACGGCGCGGACGCTTATGCCAATCAAGCCGGTATGACGATTGGCTTCTATCATGTCCCTAGTTGTAAAACGGTATTATTTAAGGCATTTATTACGGCTTTTAACGAATCGTATAGTTGTGATTGGTCGTCGGAAGCAGTATTCGGGCGCACTGACCCGATTCACATGTTTAAACAAAACACGCGCCAAATTGCGCTGAATTTTAAAGTACCCGCCTTTTCTGAAAGTGAGGCTTTCGAGAATTTGGGACGCGTCCAGCAGTTGACCCAGTTTCTGTACCCAGCTTATCGGAGTGTGGGTGCTCATGCTCATGCCCAAACTATCGCTCAATCTCCCCTTATTAGACTTAAGGTGCTTAACTTGTTGGCTCGGTCAGACGCAGATTCTGCAGCCACCCCCGCCGCCGATGCGGCGGGCATTAACTTCTTCGAAAAATATAGAACATATGGAGGCGCCGCTGATGGAGTTCTGGGCGTTATTCAGTCGTTGCAAGTTAACCACAATTTGGAAGACATGGAAGCCGGCTCAATCGAGATGGGATTCCAGACAGTGTTACCCAAGTTGTTGGATATCACCGTCACCTTTACGGTTATTCACGAAAAGACATTGGGGTGGGATCAGAACAAGAACCAACTCGATCCCATGTTTCCTTACGGTGTTGAATTAAAAAATCAAGGACTCAATCGGGAAGAAGCGGTCAGCTTCAACGAACATCTTGAAGCCATTCAAAAACAGCAGCAAGATCGAGCACTCACAGAGCAAGCAATAGCAAACGCACAGGCGCGCTATGCCGGCTTGTTTGGAGCCGCTAGGCTGGCAGGTGACCAGCGCCGCTTGGCATCGGGGAACGCGACAGAAGCCGAACAAGCCTATTTGACCAGTGCTGTGGCAGGACAACTGATGATCGAGGCAGGCTTCATGGAAGACAACGCCATCGACGACACAGAAGCCATGGCCGGCGCCGCCACCATAGAAGGCTTAACAGGAGGATAACAAAATGGCACGATATAGCAGAACACGTAAAATTATTAATTCTAGCGATTATTATGAGCCCCTGCGCAAACGTCATAATTTAAAAAAAGTTACTCAATATTCTACTCCTATTTTAAAGAATCCAACTTTGGTGGATCGCATTCGTGTCATAACCAATCAGCACATTTGGAAATATGGAGATCGATTTTATAAACTAGCCGATGAATATTACGGAGATGTGCGATTTTGGTGGGTAATTGCGTGGTATAATGGATACCCGACCGAAGCTCATGTGGAACCTGGAGATGTATTGGAGATTCCGGTTAATATTGAGAAAGCGCTTGATGCCCTAGGAGTATAAAATGCCATCTTCAGATTATTGTATCCCTGTCGATCAGACATCCGCCGAAACTGACATGGCAGCGCTGCGCACAGAACTATGGGAGTCTTTTAAGTTAGCTTTTCAGGCTCAGATGGCTAACGGAACCCAAGACGAATGGGAACTGTGGGAGAACGCTGAGGGCTGGTTTGATGACTGGAGTAAGCCTGATACTTGGTTTGGTTCGCCATATGACAGTAAAGGTGAAAGTGTACACCCGACCCATTACCAAAAAGAAGGCTCTGTTAAGCTTTACACTTGGAAAAAAACCGCCATCACTAATGCGAGTTTTGCCAACTTAAAATCCACATTCGGTTGTAATGTCAACCCCAATGGAATGATGGCAGTCGCTAGCGAGCGATTACGGCAGTGGCTTGTAGATCAGACCAATGCTTTTGCTCGCGCTAGCGCCGGCACCGAAGGAGGCGCCGCCCTAGGGGGCGATGAAATCGAAGCCGCGGCAATGGCCACGGCAGACATGATTAACCCCCTCAACAGCGCCGAAGAGCAAGCGGCGGGTGCGGCTGGCACCATAGCCAATATAGACGCCGCCCACCAAGCCGCTGAAGAAGTAGCCGACATAATGTTGGGCGAATACTCAGATATCGAGTTCAAAGAGCAGTGCTTTTTGCTGGCGAAAATTTTTGATTTGTGGGAACATAAAGTAGCATCGGAAACGCGTGAAGTTAAAAAGCTTCCCTATGTGGACGGCGCCCCAAATTCGTCACTCATGATCGATGGCAATCCTTATGCATTCATGAACAAGTTGACTCAATATCCTACGCAACAGGCGTTGATGAATATGACCAACGCAGACATTTCAAACTTACAGCCGCGTATTCGTCTTTTTAAGGTACACACCGACTCCAAAGGGGTCGAATCATCCCAGGAGATTAATTTTGCCGGCTCTGCTACCGATCAAGATCTGGAATTAATGTTGGCGAAAACGGGAAAACGTGGGTTTGGATGCGGAATCAAAGACTTTACGTTTGCCTATGAAGCCAATAACCCATTTGGACTAAAAAAGAGCATTACGGCGCGCCTAACTCTCTTTGCTAATACCTTTGATGAGTTATTGCGAGAGCGTGACGGTTCTTATCGCTATGTAGATTTGGCTCTCAAGACAGGCGGTGGGAGTGGTGATAATAGCGCTGTTTTCCGCTCAGCCGGCTTAAGCGCCCAAGACGCCGAGATTGCGGCCGGCAATTTATCAAAATTGGACTTTCGCCTGAAGGCAGTCGTGGGGTTGGAAACTCCTCTCACCGATGGAGGAATTAGTAATTCCACAGTCCTCACCGCGGTGCAAAATTCTTTTGTAACGCTAAATTTAACTCCCACTACGCATGAGTTTGAGTTTGACGAAATGGGAAGAGTCAATTTTAGTATAAATTACTTAGCGTATGTTGACGATTTCTTTGATCAGCAGGAGTATAGTATTTTTGGCTCTACGATCGTGGCGAAAGAGCTATATTATAGACGCCTACAGATGCAAGCGGCAAACGCTTCTTGCTCTAGTGAGCAAGTGAAGCAATTTAAGCAACAGCAGGCAGCTGCCCTTCAAAGTACTAAAAATATGGCATATACATACTTGTTTAAGCAACTAACCATTAAAAATAAATTGCGTTACGTGACAATTCCTCATGGCGATTTACAAAAATTTAATTCACAAGGACCCTTTTATGAGTTGATGGAGGGCGCCATGACCAATTTGGATGTGGGTGATCTGTCCAATAGCCAAAAGCTTACGTTCTCCAAAGAGGTCCAAGAAGAACTCAAAGAAAAGAATGAAGCACCGGCGGAGGGTGGTGACAAGCCGATAGATCCCGAAGAAGAAAAGCAACGGACAGTCAGTCGAATTGCGTCGGGTACCGATACCGAACAAGTCATCTTTTTCTACATAAGTGATTTAATCGATGTAATTCTAGAAGGGATCGAAGAAAAGCTAAACCCCAGCAAAGATGGCGCCGCCTCCGGAATGCACGCAATTATTGATGGGCTAGCCGACTCTACCAGCGCTGCCGCGGCTCAGAATGGCGGATTGGGCAAGCAAATTGAAGAATTGCACGAGAGAGCAATGGCAGCGTGGGAAGCCGGCGACGATGCAACAGCGATGCAGCTAGAGGAAGACATAATCGCCCTGGAGGCAGAATTAAGCGCCAAAGCGCTTGAGACCGGATCCGCCGAAGAACAGGCAGCGGCACTCCTATCAGTTGGCGATCTGGCCGCTAAAGAGAAAGAGAGGTTTTCACGCTTGTATGATAATTTTAAGAAATTCCGCGTTCTTTTGGGTCCTGTCGAAATTACAAATCCCAAAGATCCTGCCAATAGCGCCTTTATAAATTTTGGGGATATACCCATTTCCGCTAAATATTTTATGGATTGGCTGTTAGATCAAACAGTAAAAAAAGAGGAGTTTTATTACCCTATCCCTAGATTTATGAATGATTTTTTCAATCGATTTGTAAGCGATTTCTTAAACAACGATACGTGTTTTGGATATTCGGTTAAACAAAAAACCCGCGTTCAACAAGCGGCAGTTACAGCCTATCGTATAACGTCCGAGAATAACAATATTGACACTATTGCAAGTAAAATTGTACAACAGAGGCAAGAAAATGGCAGCAACATGATTTCGCGTTTAATGTTGTGGAACGAAGTCCCTCCGTTGCTTAATGTTTCTGGCGGGATTGAAGATCCACGCGGCTATGCCCGGCACCTTGGAAATGAGTATAATTATTTAGTATACTTTGCAGGGCGCACACAGCCCCTGGAGAAGATGAACGGCGATGCTGCCGAAGATGCTGACCAAGGAATTATGCACTACATCTTGGGTCGACCTGATGGCATTATTAAGAACATCAACCTCAAGCGCACGGAGGCGCCCGGCTTAAAGGAAGTGCGATTTGAACAAGAAGGGTTCGATGGACTAAATCAATTGCGCGAAGTGTACGATGTGGAAATTGAAACTTATGCCAATGTTAGTGCGTTCCCTGGAGTCTACCTGTTCGTGGATCCGCGAGGATTCGTTCCCAACATGGATTATAGCCTATATGCCGCCGGTTTTAATATTAATGATTTGAGCGATTATGGACTCGGGGGCTATTATATGATAATTCGCAGTGAACACTCTTTTGGACCCGGCAAAGCCGACACGGTCCTCACCGCCAAGTGGGTATCCGAAATTCATAAAAATGTGGATGCCGCCGAAGGAGAAGCGTCTAGTGAAGGAAGCGCTCCTCCTGCTTCGAAACCCACCAAGTGTTATCTTAAGGAAAACCGCCGCAAAGAAGAGAACGGGTACTTTTCTATCCTGGCAATGCTGCCGGGATTTGATGGATTTGATGATGTAGATACGGGCGAGTTGCCAACAGAAGGGGGAGACTAAACAAGAGATGTCCACTTATTATATAAAAAGTTATAAAGAAAATAGCTCCAAACTTCTTTATAGTAAAAGGCTGCTTTATAAGGTTAAGATTAAGGAGCCTGAGTATGAAAACTTGTTTGATTTTACTTTCGCCGAAAAACAATTGTATGGGAGAGTAACACGCGTCTTTGAGCCCATGACTGTTGCTTCACGCCAAACCTTCAAGGGGATTGCTTCCGAAAGTGAAATAGCCTCTCCCCAAAGGGTGCTCCCATTCGTGGCAGATGCGTTTAACAAACTTAATCAGCAGTTTGCGAAAAAAGCCATGAAAAATGAAATTGATGTAAGTGATAAATACTTATCGACATTAACCGTTTATAAATCTTATGAAAGCCCTCAAAAGCTTTATAACGCCCACTTGCGCACGTACAAGGAGACGCTAGCAGATTCCTTTCGATCCCAAGGCGATCCCATTTCCAATTTTGATGAATTTATAAGTCGCCTAATGCCGTCACTACGAAGAACAGCGTACAAGAATCCTTTTACAATGACCGCCTACGTGAAGAGTACCTTTTGTCCTATTAGTGTTTCTGGGTTGGCCATTGAGATTGCCAATCTCTCCTACATCAATGATGAGGAAAAAATTGCCCTCTTTAAGCGAAGCCCCAACTGGGAATTTTATTTAAATGCTTGCAGAACGTATGGGTTTATGGTAGACTCTAATGTGCCTTGGAGATTAATTGCCGATATTGGGAGTGCACAAATGGTAGAGTTTGCTAAAAAATACGAACTATACAGCACAGATGAAATTCTTAACGGAGTATACAATAAGGTCGCCCCACGTTATTTTAAGCAAATGCAGATAGGATTATACGAGTTGTACAACATGTCTAAAAAAATGACCTATACTCAGAGCATCTGCGCCGATGGAACATTGCGAATTACCCAGACGGATCCGGTTGAGTATTCCCTCTCTTCCTTTAAGGAAGCCTATGGCGAACAATACTTTTTAAAGCTGTATTTTCAAATTCGCTTTCTGGAGGAAGAATCACCATTCACCCCCCAGGAACAATTGGCACTAATTGACGATTGTTTGGAGCTTGGGTCCTTCAGCGCCGGCCACGCAATTAATATTTTTGAAAGAATTCTCAACAAAACGTTTGACTATAACGGTAGTTTAGATTATATTGTAAAGAAGCGTAAAGAACTGGAGTCGAATGACAGCGAAATACTTCCAAGCTCTGGATGACAAAGAGCAGTGCGTAGGGATCTATAAAGACGGTACCCTCCACTTTGATAATTTTCCTGAAAATTGCCTAAGAACATGGCGATACTCCGGATCTTTAAAAGACGAAAACATTGAGTATGGGTGGCTATATGCCGCCGGCGACTCTTTAGAAGAAGTATGCCCTTCCCACCTTAAAGAACAGCATGAGCGCCTTTCGCGCAAAATGAATGCGTTTCGCAAATCGTTTGATATTGCTAAGATTAATTTTCGCGATCATTGTTTCTATGATTTGGTTCCCCATGACTTTCTTATAGAATTTTTAGAATTGAAAAATCAGATTACTGAGCACGTATTTGAAAGTTATGAAAAGCCAGCTAATTATGAATTTCTAGTCGGAGCGTCTAAGCTGCTGCATAAGATTCGATACCAAGAGTTGAATGTCAACAATGAAGGATGTAAGAGTCTGTTCTTGCAGCATCACAATCGCTCCCAGGCGCGCCAAATTCTTGAAGGGTCTCACTATATTGATTACAAGTTGTTTGGAACCGTAACGGGGCGCCTTGCGACTCACGGCGGATCCTTTCCCATATTAACTTTGAAAAAGGAATTTAGAAACTTGATAAAGCCCAAGAATGATTGGTTTTTATCTTTTGATTATAACGGAGCAGAGGCGCGCACCGTGATAGCCTTATTAGACCATGAGCAGCCCGAAGGTGACATTCACGAATGGAACATGGAGAATGTTCTAAATGCCACGGGAAACATAACCCGCGAAGAGGCGAAGACCCTCTTCTTTAGTTGGTTGTACAATCATGTTTCCAGCGCATTTGAATCTGAGGTTTATGATCGCGAAGCTTTGGTGGAACAATTTTATATCGATGGATACGTTCACACCCCACTCGGACGCAAGATTAAAATTGATGAACGTCGCGCCTTCAACTATCTCATTCAAAGTACCACGGCGGACTTGGTTTTAGAGCGCTCCATGGCGATAGATCGGTATTTGAGCGATAAAAAATCATACATCTCTCACCTTATCCACGACGAGGTAGTAATCGATCTTTGTGATGACGAAAGAGAAATCGTCCCTGAACTGAAAAAGATTTTCGCCCAAAATAGCCTCGATACGTACGAAGTTAATGTACAGGCCGGCGAAACGTGTTATGAGTTAGGAGTATTGCGCTTATGATCTCTCTGATCGGCATCGGCAATGGCGCTTCTGCCATCGTCAAAAAATTTGATGGGATTTCTCAATATCAGCTGCATATGCTTGGCAGCAATATAGAGAAAACAACCATGACAGAATACAAGCTTCGTCGCTTTGAGAATCCTGAAGAGTATGAGGAGAACGTTCCCAATCTCAAGAAATTTTTTAAAAAGACCGCCGATCGGGTGCAGGTATTTGTGCTTGGCTCATCCCTAAGTTCAAATTATTCTCTGGGAATCTTGGAGCAGTTGAAAGACAAGAAGGTAGATCTATTCTACATTAAGCCCGATATCGAGTTATTGACCGGGATCCCCAAATTGGTGGAAAATGTAGTGTTTGGCGTCTTGCAACAATACGCCCGATCGGGACTTCTAAACTCGTTTACTATTTTTTCTAACCATAATATTGAAAAAGCACTTGACACGCTGCCAATTAAAAGTTATTATGATGTTATCAATGATACGATATTTTCTACAGTGCATTACTTAAACTATTTTGAATTCACGGAGCCCGAGATTGGTGTCCTTGCGCGCCCAACCGAAATCAATCGCATCCGCACCGTCGGGATGCTGAATATGAGAAATCTTCATGAAAAATGGCTTTTTGACCTTGACATGGAGCGCGATCTGTGTTATTGTTTATGTATAAACGAAAAGAGATTAGAGACAGAAGGTGGTTTGCATCGTAAGATAGTCGATATGCTAAAGAAGAAACCTAGCAATGCGTTTCGCAAGCTTTCGTATGCAATTTACGAGACACACCTACCAGACTTTGGGTTCTGCGTTGCCCACACTAACGCAATTCAACAACAAAAAACCCTTGACAAGATCGTTTAAGGGTATTATATTAGATATCAAGGAACGCTTGATATACTTTACTAAACAAAAAAGGAGAAATAGTAATGTCAATTAATATGGAACTAATGAGAAAGAAGCTTTCCCAACTACGGGGAGAGTATGATAAGGAGCAATCTGCTTGGTTTAAGCCCGACGAGGGCGATCAAGATATTCGGATTGTCCCATCAACAGATGGGGACCCACTAAAGGAGATGTATTTCCACTATAATGTCGGAGATCATCGAGGTGGAATTGTCTGCCCCAAGCGCAATTTTGGCGAGAGTTGTCCGATTTGTGAGTTTGCCTCATCCTTGTGGAAGGAAGGTACGAGCAACAACGATGAAGAGAGCAAGAAGCTTGCAAAGTCTCTTTTCGTTCGGGCGCGCTATTTCTCGCCCGTAGTAGTACGCGGACGAGAAGCCGAAGGAGTCAAGATCTACGGCTACGGCAAGCGCGCCTATGAAAATCTTTTGGGTTACATTCTGGACCCCGACTATGGAGATATCACAGATGCACTAGAGGGTACTGATATCGCCCTAACCTATACAAAGCCCACCACCCCGGGGGCTTACCCGCAGACGAGTCTAAAGATGCGCCGCAATACGTCACCGCTTCTTGAGGACAAGGAAGCCATCCCAGCCCTCCTTGATGGTATTCCTGATTTTGATTCTCTTTTTGAGCGTCATACTCCGCAGCAAATTGATGCCATCTTGGATGAGCAACTTGCTGGAAATGGAAGCGCTGAATCACGCTCGAAGGAAACCGCTAAATACGGCAGCAGCAAAACTGATGTGGACCGAGCGTTTGACGAATTGTTGGCCAATAAATAGGACTCGCGTGAGACCGCTGGCACCCCGGTCGGGAAAATAGGGTGCCGCATTTTGCAGGGTAGAGCAGGGGTAGCTCGTCGGGCTCATAACCCGGAGGTCGGTGGTTCGAATCCACCCCCAGCAACCATTTTCATAAGGAAGGTTCAGAATGAAAGAAGAAGTAAACATGCTTGAGGATCTAATCGCCCAGCTTATCGCTGCCCGTTCAGATTATAACAAGTTCTACAATGATGGCAACAATGCCGCTGGTACTCGCGTGCGCAAGGTCATGCAGGAAGTTAAGAATGTGGCCCAAGAACTCCGCATTGATATTCAAAATACTAAGAACTCTTAGCGTATGAAGACTCCCCTCCGCTATCCCGGCGGCAAGTCCCGAGCAGTTAAGCATATCTTGCCGTATATTCCCGAGGACGTTCCGCGTCTTTGTTCGCCATTCTTTGGCGGCGGGTCTGTGGAACTGGCGATAGCCCAGCGAGGCAGTGAGGTGTTCGGGTATGATAAGATGAAGCAGCTAGTCTGGTTTTGGCAAGCACTCTGCGCCGACAACAACCGTCTCGCAGACGAGGTAGAGAAACTGCAGGAGCAATATCAAATCAGATCGGGGGAGATGGTAACAGGATGCGTGAAAGAGTCATTTCATCAATATCGAGACGATCTCAAAACCGATTCATTCATGTTTTCTTACGAACGCGCTGCCAAATATTATGTAATTAATCGGGCTTCCTTCTCTGGCGCTACATTTAGCGGCGGCTGGTCTGAGCGAGCATCATACGCAAGATTCACAGAGTCTTCTGTGCAGAGATTGCGAGACTTCAAAGCTAAAAACTTTAGAGTTGATTACGCCGACTTCGAACATGCTATTTGGGCTCATCCGCAAGCTTTTTTATATCTTGATCCTCCATACATGCTGGAAGGATCTCAAAATTCTCTTTATGGCGTGGATGGAAACCTACACGATTCGTTCGAACACGAAAGACTTCACCGCTTGTTGAAAAGAAGGACCGACTGGGTGATGTCGTACAACGACTGCAGCCAGATTAGAGATATGTATTGTGATAATAAAATCATTGAGGCTGAATGGTCCTACGGAATGAACAAAAGTAAAAAGTCTTCAGAAGTGATTATTCTGGGTTGACAAACACTATCAAGTTCGCTATATTAAAAAGAAAGGAGGGGAGATGCCCACAAAAATTTATGATAACCAAAAAGTCGCAGCTAACGAGATATACGAACGCTTGACGGTCCACCAGGATCCTTGTGTTTTGCTAACAGCGCAGCCACAAGTTGGCAAAACCGGCGCCGTCATAGAGTTGTGCAACCTGCTGTATGACGGTGAGGAAAAATACGCAGTATTATATTTTAGTCCGTCCGATAAGCAGCTATATTTTCAAAGCAAGGAGAGATTTTTAGAATATCCTAAAGCTTATGATTTGTTGCTCGGCTCCAATATTTACCATGACGGACAAATTTATCCCGGAGAGAGAGGAAAACAATTCCAAGAATTAGTACAGTTTATTAGAATGATTTTTGTATTAGGGAAAAAGCTTCTGGTCATCCGCGACGAAGCTCATATCGGAATTGGTGGAAATAAAAGAAAGGAATCGCTTCAAAAGATTCCTCAATTCCTAGAAGATATTTGCGAGAGTTTGCCCGGCACCCCCAATGTGCACGATCGGGTACAATATTTGCTGGTAACAGCAACTCCATTTACATATGATTTTCAAATCAATGGGGAAAAGGCTAAAATTACAGAAATTTATCTTCCCCATGGGCAACGTTATGCAGGCGCCCAACATCTATTAGATTCCGGACGCATCTTGCCTCACATTAGTCGCACCAAGCCTCCCAATGGGCTTACCTTGGTAGAAAAAAAGGAATATATTAAAAACGATAACGATCAGTTTGTCGCACGACTATGGGCGCTAATCAAAGAGCAGTTCACTCCTGACCGTACGGGCTACTTTGTGGTTCGGTGCACAAATCGCAAGGACTTAAGACTTTTCGAGCGAGCATTCCTAAAAAGTAATATTGACTATGAGGTTTATGAGTCGGCTACGAGCAGTATTCCCGATTTTGAACGACAGCTGAACGAAAAGCCGACCGGTCCAAAAATTCTCCTTATTAAACATTCCTACAAACAAGGTAAGACCTTGTGCCTTGATCATGTGGTGGGGTGGTATGAAAATGATACCACCAATGGCCGCCATGACGCGGATATTGCTCAATCTGTAGGAAGATCGTTCGGATATGATAAAAAGGATTATGACTTTCCCATCTATTGTGATGTGCAATCGATAGTTAAGCTTATTGACTATTATGATTTATGCAAGATGAAAGATTTTGCTTCAAAGCGCGAATTGCCCATGTCATCCACACACACAACGTGGAAAGCTAAAATGGTTAAAGATAGGGATTATCAGGTATGTGTAAACAAAGAACAAGCAGAGCAGGTTTATAGAAATTGGCACCCCGAGTATCAAGGATCTTTCAACACCACGAAGGTGTCGACTAACAACGCCTATGATGTTATCGAAGCTGTAAAAAATAAAGCCACGCGCCAAAAGACGTCCAACCGAGTAAATCTCATATATATCGACAAGCCTAACAAAGCTTACGTAGACTCGTTCATGGGCGTCCCACACTGGCATGGAAGGTGGATTGTCCTATATGAGACCGGCAACAGCACCCCACAGTACGAGGCTAAAGACAAGTCATATTTCTCTGCTCGCGGAACGGCAGCTAAATGAAAACACCCGCAGCATTCGGCAAACAAAGCGAGGAGTGTACAACTCTGCGCCTCAATGAATACTTTGCGCGCCAAAATCTTCCATGGACAGCCACAACGAAAGGAGGATCTTCTCACGTTAGCGATATCCGAGTAGAAGACAGAGATACAGGCGAAAAGCTCTATTCCATGGAAGATAAGAACAGCTTCGGTACCAGAACTGATTACGGACAATTTAGAATTTCTTATGATCCGGAGAAAGGTTGGCAGCAAGCAACTGGTCGCGACAAATTAGAATTAGTAACGGTTTTTGCTTTTTTGAAGCCACGCCTCGATAAGCAATTGCGGGGGAATTTCCCACACGGACCTCGCATCAGCGCCTTAGAAGCACAAGAGTTTTGGGACGTATACGAACCCGGAAGAACTCGTAGCATCTCAGGAGACGTGCTGAAAATCCCCATTGCTCCCGAGGTTATAGCCTCTTATTATGCGAATAAGGGCGACAAATACATTAAGATAGGGGAACACGTATACGGTCTCGAAGAAGGAGAGCTGTTGCCATCTCTTGCGGGATTGATAAAGGAGGCTTATGCTCTTTTTAGAATCAAGTATCACAACAAGCGCACCCACAATAGCCACTCGTATACAGTCGCACTGCGCCTTAAATGTGATAGCACCGATGAGACAGCCTTCAACGAGGCTATTAAAAAAATCCACCCATCACGGTTGACGTCGCTTTCATGACGTGTTATAATAAGTTCACTAAAGGAGACTAAATGGCTAGAAAAGCTAAGCCCCCCAAAGCTGGTAGGGTTTCGATGCAAGACTTAATGACTCTTGTTAATAAAAAAGCTGGCAGAAATGTAGCGCACAATCTCACAGGCGAGAACCCAACCGAAGTAAAGGAATGGATCTCAACGGGATCCCGATGGCTTGACTCCATCATCTGCAAGGGAAAGGTGGCCGGCATTCCAGTCGGCAAGGTCACAGAACTAGCAGGGCTGGAGAGCACTGGTAAATCCTACATGGCAGCACAAGTAGCCGCAAACGCCCAGAAAACGGGCAAGATGGTCGTCTACTTCGATTCCGAGTCTGCCATCGACCCCGGCTTCTTGGAGCGAGCAGGATGCGACCTAGAGCGCTTAATGTACGTTCAGGCGTCCTCCGTGGAGTTTGTGCTGGAAACAGTGGAAGAATTGCTCGGAGCAACCGATGAACAGTTATTGTTTATCTGGGACTCTCTGGCGCTTACTCCATCTGTGTCGGATGTAGAGGGAGACTTCAATCCCCAATCCTCAATGGCAGTGAAGGCTCGTATTCTCGCCAAGGGAATGTCAAAGCTGATCATTCCCATTGCGGACAAGCAGGCCACATTTCTGGTTCTCAACCAGCTTAAAACCAATATTCCCAGCGGACCTAACGCTCGAATCATCGCGATGACCACCCCATACATGACCCCGGGCGGCAAAGCAATGCACTATTCGTATTCTCTCCGCATCTGGCTAACAGGGCGTAAAGCCAAGTCAGCCTTCATTGAGGATGAAAAGGGATTTCGAATCGGATCCGAAGTTAAAGTTAAGCTAGAGAAGTCTCGATTTGGAACTCAAGGCAGAAACTGTGCTTTCCGTATCCTCTGGGGTACCGAAGACATTGGTATCCGCGATGAGGAAAGCTGGTTTGACGCAGTGAAGAGTTCAGAGTGCCTAACTTCTGCCGGCGCATGGTACACGCTTAAGATGCCCGATGGGTACGAGAAGAAGTTCCAACCCTCAAAGTGGACCGAGATCATTCAAAACGACGAAGAATTTAAGAATAACATCATTAAGCTAATGGATGAAGAGGTTGTTCAGAAGTTTGATCGACGAGAAGGATCCGCCGACCAATTCTATTCAGATCCTGAATAAAAAAGATTGACAGCCCTTCTGTAATGCGTTATACTTATGTATAAGCTTGTAGGAGGGCTTAGTATTATGAAAAGAGTATTGATTATTGATGCCCTCAACATGTTTTTGAGAGCTTATATCGTGGATCCGAGTTTGTCGACCAACGGGGAGCCGATTGGCGGCTTCAAAGGATCTCTTAAGATTGTGCAAAAGCTGGCTAGGATGACAACGCCAGATGAGATAGTCATTGTCTGGGATGGTCCGAACGGATCTCAGAAACGCCGCACAATGGATAAAAATTATAAAGAGGGCCGAAAACCGATCAGGCTGAATCGCAGCATCGAAGGAGTCAGCGAAGCGGATGAAATGCAGAATAGAATCTGGCAGCAAACCCGAGCCATTGAGTATTTCAACGAGATGCCGATCATTCAAGTGATGCTCCCAGAGGTGGAAGCTGACGATGTGATTTCGTATCTAACGCGCATGCCGCACTATGATGGATGGCAAAAAGTTATCGTGTCAAATGACAAAGATTTCTATCAGCTGTGCGATGAAGAAACTGTGGTGTACCGCCCCACCAGTGATGTCGTTTATAACAAGAAGCGCATCGTTGAAGAGTTGGGAGTTCACCCCCGGAATATGGCACTTGCCCGAGCGCTCGTCGGAGATGCGTCAGACAACCTCCCCGGTATTAAGTCGGTTGGGTTTAAAACCATTCAGCGCCGTTTAGGATTTTTAGCGTCAGAGAAGGATTACACCGCTGATGACATTGTGCAATATTGCGAGAAAGTGGATAAAAAATTAAAATTCCACACAAATATTATTGAAGGTAGAGAAATTATTGGGCACAATTATAAAATGATGCAACTCTACTCGCCGCTACTTTCTCCTCAATCAAAAGACTTTGTTAGGAATGCGGTGGAGAACTTTGAGTGTAATTTCAATAAGATAGAAATTATGAAGAAAATGAGAGATGATGGTTTTGGGGAGCTTAATTGGAAAGACCTTGAACTGCGCCTTAATAAAATTAATTCTGAGTGCTAAATTGCTTGACTTTACGACAAATTCTGTTATATTTAGTAATGCGCAGGCGGGGTGATTTTTGAACGAAAAAGCAACTTTTAGTCGCTATGGAAAAGCCTTTCAAGAAGGACTGGTTCAGATTATCTATGAGGACCGTCCTTTTGCCGATCAGATTACCGAAGTGCTTAATGTCAACTTCTTAGAGTTGGAATACTTACGTGTCTTTGTGAGTAGAATAATTGAGTATCGCGACAGATACACCACTCACCCTTCTCCCGAGGCAGTCATGACCATCATCCGAACTGATTTGGGTGATGAAGACGCGGTTATTCAGCAGCAAGTGCGAGAATACTTTGCTAAAATTACAGCACGCGAGTCCACAGACGTTGCTTTCATCAAAGAGCAGTCCTTAGATTTTTGCAGAAAGCAAAATCTCAAAGAGGCAATGTTGAAATCTGTTGGCCTTTTGCAAACATGCTCTTTTGATGAAATTTCAAAGACAATCAACGATTCCCTAAAGTTGGGTTCAGATAATAATTTTGGTTACGATTATCTCGCCGACTTTGAGGCGCGTTTTGTCCCCAAGCATCGGCTCCCCGTCACCACCGGGTGGCAGGAGATCGATAAAATTTGCGGTGGAGGCTTAGGCAAGAGCGAATTAGGCGTTGTTATTGCCCCCACCGGAGCAGGCAAATCTTTTTGTCTGGTGCACTTAGGAACTCAAGGAATTAAAGAAGGAAAGGTAGTAGTCCACTATACTCTAGAATTGCAAGACACAATTATTGCAAGTCGTTACGATAGTTGCTTAACAGGATACCCACTTTCTGATATTATTAACTTTAAGGATGAAGTATACGAAGAAATTAAAGACATCGAGGGAAAACTCATTGTCAAGGAATACCCTACCAAATCTGCAACAACCAACACCATCAAATCCCACCTTACGAAGTTGTTAAAGAGAGGCATCAAGCCAGGGATGATTATTGTCGATTACGCGGATCTCTTACGACCCGTAACGGTAAGAAAGGAAAAGAGAGCAGAATTGGAATCCATCTACGAAGAATTAAGAGGAATATCGACAGAGTTTAAATGCCCTGTTTGGACAGCCTCGCAGACGAATCGCTCCGGCTTGAATGCGGAAGTGATTACCATGGAGCAAATTTCAGAAGCATTTAATAAGTGTTTCGTCGCCGATTTTATTTTTTCTGTGTCTCGTACAGTTGAAGACAAGCAGAACAATCAAGGAAAGATGTTCATTGCTAAAAATAGGAATGGTCCGGACGGCATGATCTATGATATTTTCATGGATCCCGGCATTGCTAAGATACGCATTATGCCAAAACAAGCCGGTATCTCAACCGTGTTGCCTGTAAATCCGGTAGCGCTCAGTGCCAGCATGCAGAAAGATCTTCTGCAAAATAAGTACGAAAAATTCAGAAAAAGGAAATAACATAAATGAGAACAATTCAGAATATCCGCAGGTTTAGATTATCAGATACCTTCGTGGACCCATACAAAGATGCCGAGGTCCCCTGGGGACCTCTTGGATATGTGACGTTTAAGCGCACTTATTCACGCCGATTGAGCGAGTTCGATCCCGAAGCCACAGGCTCGGAAGAGTGGTGGCAAACGTGCCGTCGCGTGGTCGAAGGGATGTTTAACATGCAGAAACAACACGTCTTCCAGCTGGGTCTTGAGTGGAACGACAGCAAGGCGCAAAAGACAGCCAAAGAGGCTTATGATCGCCTTTTCAACCTTAAGTGGACGCCCCCCGGCAGAGGGCTATGGATGATGGGTACCAAATTTGTCGAAGAAAGAACTGCCGCCGGACTTTTTAATTGCGCTTTTCGTTCAACCAGAGACTTGTCAACCAAGGGCGGTTACCTCTTTGCATGGATGATGGACGCTCTAATGGTCGGTGTGGGCGTAGGCTTTGACACCGAAGGCGCCGGTACCGTCACCATTCAGGAGCCGGAGTATACGAACGATACATTGTTGATCGACGATTCTCGCGAGGGCTGGGTAAATTCAGTACATACAGTACTGGATGGATTCTTCTTTGGATCCAAGGTTCCTAAGTTTGATTATTCGGCCATCCGCGAGTTGGGCGCTGAGATTAAAGGATTTGGAGGAACCTCCAGCGGTCCTGCGCCTCTCATCGAGTTGCACGAAAACTTAAAGGAACTGTTTTCATCCAAGATTGGAGAGTCTATCACATCGGTAGATATTGTGGATACAGAGAACCTTATTGGGAGATGCGTGGTGTCTGGCAATGTACGCAGATCCGCAGCGCTAGCTATGGGTCGCCCACATGATATGCGGTATCTTGAAATGAAAAATGATCAGGAGAAGCTTTATCATCACCGATGGGGATCTAATAACTCCTTCAATGCCGAAGTGGGAATGGATTATACATGGCACGCAGCACAGAGCCAAAAGAACGGCGAGCCCGGATATATTTGGTTGGACAATGCACGCACCCGCGGACGCTTTAAAGATGGACCCCGCTACGACGACATCAACGTGGCAGGCTTTAATCCCTGCGTGGAACAACAACTTGAAGATGCTGAGCTGTGTTGTCTGGTCGAGACTTATCCGGCAAAACATGACGATCTAGAAGACTATCTTCGTACGCTTAAAATTGCTTACTTGTACGGCAAAACCATTACTCTTTCCAACACACACTGGCCAGAAACCAATGCTAAAATGCTTAAGAATCGTCGCATTGGGCTCTCTCAATCTGGAGTTGTACAAGCTTTTAATAAGTTTGGTCGCCGCGCAATGTATGACATGTGCGATAAGGCATATGCGCACGTTAAACAATTAGACGAAGAATATTCTAACTGGCTGTGTATTCCTAAGTCGATTCGAATGACTTCGATCAAGCCTTCTGGAACAGTCTCGCTGCTAAACGGCTCTACCCCGGGAATTCATTTTCCAGAGAACGAGTATTATATTAGACGTATCAGGTTCTCCAATACTTCGAATTTAATTGACAAACTTAAAGAAGCAGGTTATACTGTAGAAAATGATGAATACTCTCCGAACACTTCTGTTGTCGAGTTTCCTGTACATGAGCCCTATTATTCCCAAGGGAAGAAGGATGTCTCTCTCTGGGAACAGCTTGAAATTGCAGCCCAGTATCAACATTATTGGGCCGATAACTCTGTGTCTATTACGGTCACGTTTAAGCCGGAAGAGGCTTCTCAAATCAAAGCTGCGCTTGAATTATATGAAACTCGGCTTAAAGCCGTCTCCTTTCTTAAGTACGAAGAGACAGGATATAAGCAGGCGCCCTACGAGCCTATAACCAAAAAGAAATACGAACAAATGAGTGTCAAAATTTCCCCTCTTACTCGCGCCAAGGATAGCGCCGGAGGCGAAGGCACTAAGTTCTGTACAAATGACACATGCACAATATAGGAGGAAATGTGAATTTTAACCACTTAATGGAAGCCAAGTTTATACAACGTCGCTGTTCAACTGGTCGTGGCGAATGTTATTGGATTCCCCAAGGAAACATTCGCTCTACTCACGGAAATAATATTCATATGACGATGTATTGCAAACATTGCAACAGTCGCGAGGACATATTTCTCAGCAAACAGGATTATGAACTTCAAGAAAGGATGATCATGAGGGAGATAGGACATGCTTAATCCCGTTAACCGCTATATTTGGATCGATATACCTCCCACAAACACGACCGGCCCGGAGTCGCTGGTGATGTTGCCGGATGACTATAAGGCGCCCGAAGAGCGATTTATTCGGGTCTCCGCAGTTAAAGCTGCAGCCGATGTACGCTTTGATGTGGAGAGCGATGATAAGATGGTAGTTGATCGCTCAATGATCGAAGAAATAACGATTGGAGCCACTATTTATAATGTTATTTTAGACAATTATGTTGTCGGAATAATTGAGTAAACAGGAGCATATCATGTATGGACAAGCACTTTTACAACGAGGCATCAGCCAAAAAGCTTGGCTGGGAACCTAGCTGGTTTGGTGAAAAGTACTTTGATGACAAACTGGTAAGAGCGATTAAAAAATGGCAGAGATCACACCACATTCCCGCCGACGGCTTGTGCGGACCGACCACCTTCCGACGCTTATGGACCACTCGCCAAGCGGATATTGGCGATTATAAGCCCAAAGATTGCCACTATTCCAATTATATCGTCTATAATGGAGAATTTCACCCTATCGAGTGGGATAAGTTTGTGCTGTGGTCTGAAAAGGGTGGAATGCATGCAAAGCCAGGACACTACTACGACTATTCGGGACGTCCCAAGCGCAAGCTGCGTTACTTTGTTAATCACTGGGATGTATGCCTATCTTCTGAGTCATGTCAAGGCGTTCTTGATAGGCGCGGAATCTCAGTTCACTTCTTAATTGACAATGATGGCACCATCTATCAAACACTCGACATACAACACGCAGCGTGGCATGCGGGTTCATCCCGCACCAACCGACCGTCAGTGGGGGTAGAAATAACGAACGCCTATTATCCCAAGTATCAAGCATGGTATGTTAAGCATGGCTTTGGAGATCGCCCCGTCGTAGAAGATGCGTGGGTCCACGGCACCAAGCTAGACCCATTTTTAGGGTTTTATCCGAAACAGATAGAGGCTCTTAAGGCATTGTGGAAGGCTATTCATGAAGCCACCGGAATTCCCTACGAAACACCCGTGAGCCAATTTGGCAAAACTTCTACTAAATATGTGCAAGATGTAGCCTATGGTAGCTTTTCGGGATTTGTTAGTCATTACCACGTGAGTAAGACAAAGATTGATTGTGCCGGTCTCGACATCAAGACTCTGCTTCAAGAAACCGAACATGACATTGATATCCTTGACCAGATAAAAAACGATTAATTTTTTTCATCTCATACTTAAGGTATGGGACTGTGGCTGCTGTTAATGGGTTTTTTCGTTCCCGAAAATCCTTCTTCTTTTCGTGTATCAATTGGCGAAGTGGTTGACACATTTGCACTCAAAGAGCCGATACAAAAGGGCGAATGGCAGACACCCCCAATAGTTAAAGTTTGCGCATCAACGACGCTAACTTCGTTTCGAGTAGAGAAAGCACTTAAATATTGGGAAATGTTGGGTTATGATTTTGAAGGGATGTATATAGATTCGACCATAAGCTGTAGAGAACCTGCGCACGGGGAAATTGTGATCACATTACCCGAAGCAGACATGGAGAGCCACAGATTAGCGGCGACGCGCCTGTACACGGAAAAAGGAACCGGTTACATCGTGAAAGCTAAAATTTTTGTTTATCCCCATTTTGGGCGCAAAGATCGGGTCTTAGAGCACGAGATAGGACATGCGCTGGGCTGGACCCATTACATGCAGAAGTCTCACATTATGCACCCCACATGGTCATTGGGCGGCTATGATTATCGGGGGCTAAGGAAATGATTTGCAAGAGTATGAAAATGTTGTAGTTGGAAGCTCATTAACCGCGGTTTTGTATGCGTTCGTGCATAATTATCCTATTTTTTTTGCTGAAGAATGTAGACCCTTTCGGTTTAAATATTTGGATCCAACTCTAAAATTGGAGGCCATCAAGATGGCCCGAACCAGGCCCGCAAAAAGTTTAACGACCTTTGAGGGAGAAAGAGAAGTAGGTGTGCCCGAAGAACTTTTATGGGAGAGGTTGCTTTTTTTGCTTTCGCTGAATGGCAAAGTACCGCTAGCTAATTTGTGCCATGGCATACGATATGATGGTGATCGCGTGGTGTGCTCCAATGAATATTCTAAAATAATGGAATTCAAGTTTAAAGAGTGTGCTTATTTCGGAGATCGAAAGAGCGCCGGCTTTGTAACTCAAAAAGCACTTGACGAAGATAGTTATATATGTTATGATTATATTGCGTTCAATAAAGGCGGTAAGCACCAAATTGACTACATTAAAACTTCAGATGATTTTGTCAGCGAGATATGGTTTTATAGTTCCGACCGTATTGATGGAAATACTCCTGTTAGAGATGCTTGTGCGGTATCAAGGCTAACAGCAGAGGAACTACTACATTTCGACTATTCTGAAACCATGGCTAGATTCAAAGTGGTGCACGAAATGGAATCCAAAGGAATGAAAGGGACATTTGCCCATGGTTACACCACAGCCGGAAACCCCAAACACTACAATTTTAGAACAACTAGCATTTACCGCGAAACGCGTCAGTGCCGAAATGAAGAAAGACCCACAACCTCGAATGTTAAAATTCCGCAAGTTGGGGAAAAAGATCTGCTACAAGATTTATCATCAGCTTGCATGGCCTACCATCGATTTTTGAGGTAAAAGTGAGTACCAAGCTTCATCTAGCGGGTATCATTCCTGTTGCTAATTTACCATCTGATTTTGGAGGCATCACGCCTCCCACTTTAGCTCTCGTCGGGTCTAACTTTACTGCTATCCAGAAAGCGGTACACGAATGTGCCATGGCTGGCTGCAACACTATTTGGATTGTCGCAAACGATGATATGGCACCCCTTATTCGTAAAGTGGTGGGAGAGTGGGTATATGATCCGGTATATTATCGGCGACCCTCCAAGTTTAGTTCAGAACAAAGAAAAGAAATTCCAGTTTATTACGTACCCATCCACCCTAAAGATCGCGACCGTCGAGATTCCTACGGGTGGTCGGCTCTATACGGAGCCTATTCCGCATGGAAGGTGGCTTATAAAATATCAGAGTGGGTGTGTCCGGATAAATATTACATTTCATTCCCCATGGGGATATATAATGTAGGGTGCTTGCGCGAGCATAGACAGTTGATAAACCATCGCACTCAAAACTTTTTTTTAACCTTTGAGAGCAAGACAGTAAAAGACAACATTCCGCTTTCTTTTACGATGTTTGGAGAAGACTTTAAGGCATGCCGGCGCGCCGTCAACAAAAAGACGACCCGAGCCTACTTACCGCCGGCGAAAGGTGAGCAATATCCCTCTCAAAAGTTACCACTTGAAGAGCGATGGTCAGCGCGCCATTTTACATTGGAAGAGGTTTTCAGAGAAGTAAATGAAGAACAAAGTAATAACGTGGAGCTTGATTGGTTTAGCGACATTTCTACTTGGAGTGGATATCGCCATTTTCTGGGCTCAAATAATACAGTAGAAATCCCCGAAGAGGGCTTGACACGAGCGAGAATACATGTTAAATTACCTTATGTAGAGGGCGAAAAATGAGAAAAGCATTTGGATGGATTGTGCATCGCGTGAAGCACAAACTTGCACACTTCCACCCTGCTCGGCTACTTGATACCCTTAAAGAACATGGCATGGCGCTAGTGATTATCATTGTAGGGTGGGAAATCATCGAAGACATTTTGTTTCCACTGCTGTTTATTTGGCTCGGTCACAACGTCAATCCATGGTTTATAACAGGCGCACCGGTAAGTTGGTTATTGTGTGCTCACCCTGTTGCTGTTCCCGTTCTGTGGGGACTTTGGATTAAAATTTCTGGGAGAGAAAATGAGAAAAGAATCTGAAATTAAGTTTGTTGGACTCCACGCGCATAATGTGGCTGGATCTATTTTTGACGCCCTTGGGTACCCACAAGCGCATATGGATTTTGCATATGAGAATGGGTGTGATGCTCTAGCACTAACAGACCACGGAAACATGAATGGGTTAGCCTATCAAGTCCTGCATGCAAAGAAGATGCAAGAAGCAGGAAAGGAGTTCAAGCCTATCTTTGGCTGCGAGGCTTACTTCACGCCCTCCATTGCCGAGTGGCACGAAGCCTACAACAAAGCAATGGAAGACAAGAAGAAGGCACGCTCCATCAAGAAAGATGAACAATCTGGCGCCACCGTAGAAGATGAAGGAGATAGTAAAAAGACTCAGGGAATCTTAAAGCGCCGGCGCCATTTGGTTTTGTTGGCCCAAAATCAGAAGGGTCTTAACAACCTGTTCAAGTTGGTATCCGAATCCTACAAAGCAGAGAATTTTTATCGCTATCCTCGCATTGATTACGCACTCCTAAAGAAGTACAACGAGGGCATTATAGCCTCGTCAGCATGCCTAGGAGGCGTTTATGCCGGGAACTACTGGGAGAACCGGGACGACGGCGCCGAAGCCGTCCTAGAGGCAATGAGGGAGTCTACACGCCAAATGGTTAATATCTTTGGAGATCGCTGGTACGCCGAGATCCAATGGAACAATATCAAAGAACAACATGAATTAAACCAGTACGTGATTAAGATTGCTAAAGAGTTTGGTGTTGGGATTGTAACAACAGCCGATAGCCACTATCCCAATCCCGACGCTTGGAAGGATAGAGAGCTTTACAAGCGCCTTGGGTGGCTTGGCAAGGGGCGCCCCTCATGGGCAGAAGAAGAATCACAACTCCCTGACGGCGTTGAGGAAATCGGCTACGAATTGTATCCCAAAAATGGGGATCAGATGTGGGAGAGTTATAAACAATACTCCGAGGAACAAGGCTTTGAATACGACGATGAAGTGGTTCTCCGGAGCATCGAAGAAACACACCGGATTGCATTCGATCGAATTGAATCGTTTTTGCCCGATAACACTGTGCGGTTGCCGGAATTCGTTGTACCGGCAGGATTCACGGCAACTCAAGCGCTTGTTAATTTTGCTTTAGAAGGGCTGAAAGAGCGCGGCTTTCACACGAACAAGGAATACACGGATCGTCTACGTCGAGAGTTGGGCGTGATTGATGAGCGAGGATTCTCAAAATACTTCCTAACTATGAAGTCGATTGTTGATGTGGCCACAGATATGATGCTGGCTGGACCAGGCAGAGGATCCGCCGCCGGCTCTCTTGTGGCATATGCGCTGGGGATTACACAAGTGGATCCAATCAAGCATGGGCTTCTGTTCTCGCGCTTCCTGCGCTCAGACGCGACAGACTATCCAGATATCGATTATGATGTATCGGACAGCATGGCACTCAAGGAGAAGCTTGTTGATATGTGGGGCGCCGACTGCGTTGCCCCCATTTCCAACTGGAACACTCTGCAGCTCAAAAGTTTAATCAAGGATATCTCCAAGCTTTACAATATCCCATTCACGGAGGTCAACACAGTAACCTCTATCATGATGAGGGAAGCACTACCAGAAGCCAAAAAGAAGCATGGCATTAAGTCGGGCATCTATGCCCCCACGTGGGAAGAGGTCATGGAGTTCTCGCCATCACTTCGCAAGTATTTGGCGATGCATCCGGCAGTCAAGACCCACGTTGAGGGCTTAGTCGGACAGGTGCGGTCTTGCTCTCGTCATGCCGGTGGGGTCGTTATCGCAGAGGATCTTGATAAGAATATGCCTCTAATCAACTCCGGAGGGGTGCGGCAGGCGCCATGGGCAGAGGGGCAGAACGTTCGACATCTTGAGCCGATGGGGTTCATTAAGTTCGATTTGCTAGGCTTGTCTACACTTAAAATGATGGAAGGTTGCATTGAGCATATCTTGCAGCGTCATCATGACGTCGAGGCGCCTACGTTTACAGATGTATTAAACTACTACAATGAGCATTTGCATCCAGATGTAATTGATATGGACAATCAAGAAGTGTATGAAAACATATTCCACGCAGGCAAGTGGGCTGGAGTCTTTCAATTCACAGAGTCGGGCGCCCAGAAGTTTTGTGTCCGCGCAAAACCCAGAAACATTATTGATGTGTCGGCTATCACATCCATCTATCGCCCGGGCCCATTGGCTGCTAATGTACACGATGAATATGTGGAAGCGAAGGAGAGCCCCCACTACATCAAGTATTTGAATGAAGACGCACACGATATCACACAAGAGACGTTTGGCTTTCTGATCTTTCAGGAGCAGATTGCGCTGCTGGCACACAAACTTGGAGGTCTGACATTGGACGAGGGCAACATGCTCCGCAAGGTGTTGACCAAGAAAGGTACCGGCAAGGGATCCGTCAAGGGCAAGCTGCACGATAAATTTATCTCTGGCTGCGCAGCAAACAAGATCGCAAGAGACGAAGCCCAAGCACTCTGGGATAAGTTCGAGTTTTTCTCGGGGTATGGCTTTAATAAGTCGCACGCCGTATCTTACAGCATCATTTCTTTCCAGTGCGCGTGGCTCTGGAATTACTATCCCGCAGAGTGGATGGCCGCTTTCTTGGACAAGGAGCCTGAGAGTCGCAAAGAAAAGGCGATTAATATTGCCAAGAAGTTTGGCTTCAAGATCGCGCCCTTGGACGTCAATAAGTCAGGCACAGTATGGGAGATTAGCGCCGACGGAAAGACCCTCATTCAGCCCCTCACTTCAATTAAGGGATTGGGGATGGCTGCAATCGAGCAAGTGCTGGAAAATAGACCTTTCTTAAACGCCGAAGACCTATTGTTTCGCGAAGGAGTATCTTATAGCAAGTTAAACAAAAAGGCACTTGACGCACTGTGTCGTGGAGGCGCCCTAGATCATATCGTCGACGATCGCTTTACAGGTCGAAAGCATTTTTGGTCTACGTGCGTTGTGGAAAGACCTAAGAACCTTAAAAGGTTTAATGAAAACCTGGAGCTATATCGACCGGAAGGAGATTTTACGGAAGAAGAAATTATTCAGTTTAAGACAGACTTGACGGGCGTATTTCCTCTTAATCTCGTAGTGGACGCAGCGATGCTGCAAAGGCTTCACGAAAGGTACATACCCCCCATTTCAGAGTTTGATCAGGCGTTACAAATTTGCTGGTTTATTCCCCGCAAGATTGTGCCCAAGCAAACGAAGAATGGGAAACTTTATTGGATTGTAGAGGTTATTGATTCGAACAACGAACTAACTAGAATTAGATGCTGGGGTGTAAAACCCGAGAAGGATCGTATCCATCTCAACCGACCGTACATGGCATCCTTGAAATATGATCCGAACTGGGGATTCAGTACGTATGCCATTGGAAAGACATTTAAACAACTAGGATAAACTATGAACGTTATTAGATATTTTAGCCCGCTTTTGAAAGAGCCCAAGTTGATAGACGATCTTCCGGTGATTATTCGTGTGCGCAAGTTTGATGAGCCATCAGCCAAAGAATTTTCAACGTTGATGATGAAGGCGCAGAACACTGGACAACCCATAGTGCCAGTCATTATTGACAGCTATGGAGGACAAGTGTATAGCTTGATGTCCATGATATCAGACATCAAGCATTCTAAAATTAAGGTCGCTACGATCGTCCAAGGCAAAGCCATGTCATGTGGTGCGATCTTGTTTAGTTTTGGATCGGAGGGCTATCGTTTTATGGATCCAGATGCCACTGTGATGATTCACGACGTAAGTTCGATGGAGTGGGGTAAAATTGAAGAAATCAAAGCATCCGCCGGCGAAGCAGATCGGCTTAATCAGAAAATATATCATATGATGGCTCAAAATTGTGGCCATCATGTGGAGTATTTTTTGGATATCGTGCACGAAAAAGGTCATGCTGATTGGTTTTTGGATGCCAATGAGGCACTTAAACACAATCTTGCAAATCACCAACGAGTACCCGAGTTAAAAATTAAGGCAGACGTCAACTTTAACTTCGAATAGAGCACTATTTAGGCTGGAGGGTTGACCTGTGGCTGCTAGTAATAGGTTGCGCTGGAAGCGCTTGCTTAATGAATTAAAATTTCTCCATGAAGAAAAGGAATTAATCGAATCTATCTCCGCGGAATCTGGCAGAGAATTTCAAATACATTATGAAGAGTTTTGTGCTCGCCAAGAGATAGATCGGGGCGCGCTTAACCAGAAGCATAGTCAAAAAATTCAGGATATCTACAACACCCAAACCGCCGAACAGGGCGAGCCTCCACTTTTGGCGGGCTTGCCGGCTCTTTACGAACCTCCCCCCTCCGAAGAGGAAGAGAGTTCTTATAAAATGACAAAGGACGAAATAGAGATATATGAATCCTTTAAAAAAGTTTTCCGCAAATTGGCGCTCATCCTTCATCCCGATAAATTAAATCCCATGCTGCCTCCCCACGAACGTACCGAGAAACTTAAAATGTTTAAAGATGCAAAAGAGTCCTTAGAAGAACATCGATACTTTAAACTATTAGAACTAGCCGATCTTTTTAAGATCAACTTCCCTCGCAACTACAAGCAACACAGCCGCTGGATGAAGCGAGAAATTAATCGCCTTGAAGAAGAGATTAATGTCGAAAAGAAGACTTATAATTATCAATTTGCTGAATGCGAAACGGACGCACAAAAAGACAGATTAATTGCATCGTTCATTTATCAGCTATTTGGTTTACAACTTTCTTCCAAATAGTTCTTGACTTTTAAGATGAGGGATGTTATATTTTGATAGTAACAAAGGAGGGCTTAATGGCCACAACAAACAACGAGAAGAAGCAATACGTTAAGGAGTATATTCGCTCCTTGAAAACAATCGAAGACTGTATCGAGCCCTATCAGGAGCAAAAGCGCGAACTGCGCTCAGAGTTCCGAGAGAACGGCTGGCTCAACACGGACGAGATCCGAGCAGCCGTAAAGGCATATCGTCTTTATAAGCACAAGTATGACATGGAAGAGATAGTGGAGAACTTTGAAGCGATTAGTGGAGGGAATAGTGAATAAAAATACACAAGTTGTCATGTTTTCTTCCAAGACCGGAGAGTGGGGTACCCCCCAAGAATTTTTTGATAAACTTAATTGGAGATTTGGACCTTTCGACCTTGATCCATGCGCGGACGCGAATAATACAAAGTGTTCTCGCTTTTTTACTGAGAACGAGAATGGGTTGAGCCAGAACTGGGAGGGGTCTAAAGCCTTCGTTAATCCTCCCTACGGCCGCGGAATCGACAAGTGGATTCAAAAAAGTTATAATGAAGCGAAGAAATCCAACACAAAAGTGGTGATGCTTATCCCAGCACGCACAGATACTCGATACTGGCACGACTACGTTATGAAGGCGGATGAAGTATACTTTGTAAAAGGAAGGCTGAAGTTTGGAGACAGCGAAAACAGCGCCCCCTTCCCGTCTGCAGTGGTTGTATTCGATGGGGGAAACATGTCTCAAGTTTTTGGAGCTATGAATAGATAAGGAAAATACTATGGCAAAACAAGAAATGTTAACGGCAGCGATTAATCAGCTGCGCGCAAAGGCGCTCGAAGCGTATGCGATAATTAAAGATACTCTCCACACCCCAATGGTAGAAGGAGATTTAAACACAATAGCATCCCAGGCGCTTAAGCTGGCTCAGTATGAAGGAGCGATGGTCACGCTGGAACAATACAGCCAATCGCTGTTGGCTGTGCTCCCCCGGGAAGAAGAGCCTACAACCGTAGAAGCAGAAGAGGAAGAGCCGGCCCCCGACGCTACTCAGATGAGTGAAGAAGAGTTGCTTAGTAAATCGCCCACTTATAAGAAATCCGTAGAGGATGCTAAACTTAAAGGGTTGAACAAAAAGAAGAGCGAAGAAGAGTGACCCCATGAATCGTCAGCAACGCCGCGCCGCTCAAAAAGCCATGGGCAAGAAGGGTATTGAAGAGGTATCGCGACAGATCGCGCAGTTTGGAAACATCCCCACTCAATGTTCTACGTGCCACAAGGGATTTGACAAAAAAGACAAATCCATGGCACTATCGTGGCGAGTAACCGTTCGCCAAGAACAGGTACGCTTATTTTGTCCGGACTGCATAGAAAAAACTCAGGAGATTATAAATGAGCGTGACTAGAATCTCTCCAGGCGCCCTTAAAAAGATATTGTCTGGACAAGTAAAAGAGGATGCTACATGCGTGGTTAAATTTTATTCTAATGAATGCCACATGTGCAAAACTCTGGGACCATATTTTGAAGAACTTGCCCGCAGAGAAGAATACGAAGGATTACATTTTTTTGCTTTTAATGTTCTCGACTATCCCAAAATTGAAAAAATGCTAGGATTTCATGGGGTGCCCACTATTTCACTCCTACGCACCAACCCCGGGCAGGTCAAGCCACGCATTCGTATCATGGAAGAACCGCTTAACCCGCATAAAAAGACATGGTATCGAGTAAGCGAAATAGCTGATTTCATCAATCGAGAGAAATAAAATGACCCACCCCACTTTGTCTTATGATGATGTGCTCCTTGTCCCTCAATATTCTGATATTAAAAGCCGCACTGAAATCGATATTGCGACCGATCTAGGAAAAAATTTAAAGCTCTCTGTTCCCGTCATTGCCTCTCCGATGGACACCATTTCGGAAACAGCCATGGGTGTTGCGATGAGCCAGTATGGGGGAGTGGCGGTTATTCATCGTTATAATACTATCGCACATCAAGCGCGCCATGTCTCGATGACTAAGGATTTTCAAGATGTGCCACAGCTTCAAGTGGGAGCAGCGATTGGTATTTCGGGAGATTATCAAGAGCGCGCCCAAGTTTTATTGTCGGTGGGTGTGGATTTCTTGTGTTTGGATGTAGCCCACGGACACCACATTATGATGAAGGAAGCGTTAGAACATTTACGCTCGGAATATGGCGCCGATCTTCACCTAATGGCCGGCAATGTCGCCACGCTGGAAGGCATTAACGACCTATCAGATTGGGGGGCGGATTCGGTGCGCTGCAATATTGGTGGCGGATCTATTTGTTCAACCCGAATTCAAACAGGACACGGAGTGCCGGGCTTACAAACAATTATGGAGTGCGCCAAGACCGATCGTAATGTAAAAATCATCGCAGATGGAGGTATTCGTAACTCCGGCGACATAGTAAAGGCGCTAGCCGCAGGCGCAGACGCAGTCATGTGCGGCTCTCTTTTAGCCGGCACCAAAGAATCCCCGGGCAAGATTATTCAAGATAAAGACGGACACCGGTGGAAACTCTATCGCGGAATGGCCAGCAAAGAAGCTCAAATTGAATGGCGCGGTAAATATTCTTCCTTTGAGGGGGTATCCAGCACTGTACCCTATCGTGGTCCTATTAACAGTGTACTTGAAGATCTGGAGAAGGGAATCCGTTCTGGGTTCTCTTACTCTGGAGCCCGCAGCTTACGAGAGTTGCATGCAAAAGCCCACTTTTTGATGCAAACCAACGCTGGTTTTTCTGAGAGTCGCACTCATATTTTAAATCGAGAGTGGTAAGATGAGCGATTATGGCGTTAACTCAAAAAAGATCGTCTTCTCCGATACCGATCATCGACATGCCCAACTAGTCGTGCGCCTAAGACATGATGGGCTCACGCAGGCTCATTTTTTTCGTAGCCTAATTAGCGGATACATAGAAGGGGACGAGAGAATTCAAAGTTATATTACAGAAGTCAGTTCCCAGTCTATTTTAAAAAAACGCAGATCTCAGCGCCTCCGAATCGAAGGCAAGCAGAAAGTAGAAGAAATGGGCTTGTCCGATAAACAAGTGGAAAATATTTTTGATTTGATCGCCGAGGAGCACCCTGATTTATGAAACATGGTTTACGTGCTTGTTCGATGGAGTGTATGAAAAAGAAGCTCCCCTGTACTCAGGCTGAGTGTAGGTTGTTTATTGAATTTGAAGAAGATTATAATTGCACCTTAGTAGCAATTTGGGAAAACGGACCCATGACATTGCGCCAAATTGGAGAGCGCATCGGCGTTTCTTTTGCGCGGATTAAACAAATAGAGACCAAAGCTTTGAAAAAAATGAGAAAAAACCGCCTCCTCTTGTAGAGTTTTGTAAAAAATAATACTATTTACAAATGAAAATCCATTTAAAGGAGTATTTTAATGGCCCGTAAAACTTTATTAACTGAATCGGAGATTCGCCAATTTATGAAATTAGCGAATTTAACCCCGGTAGGAACTTCTCGTATAAACGAGTTGAGTGAGACCGACGACAAGGACGATCCCCCCGCGAATCGCCAAGTATACCAAGAACGATCGGAAGATCACGAACTGGAAGATGAACTTGGCGCCACGGAAGATGAACTTGGCGCCGAAGATGAATTCGCAGATGAAGAGGGCGATGAGCTGGACGACTTAGAAGGGCTCGACGATCTCGAAGGCGACGAACTTGCCGCCGATGATGCCGGTGCCGGAATGGTGTCGGTAGATGATTTCATGAGTGCTCTTGAAGACGCTCTGGAAAACGTGCTGGGAGAACCAGTAACCGTTGATGACGAAGCAGAAGATGAAGATGAAGTTGAGGACGTTGAGGATCTCTCTATGGATGTTGAACTAGGTCCCGAAGGCGGAGAAGAAATCGCAGTGAGTGATGAAGAAGAGTTGGTTGCAGAAGTGGCGCGCCGGGTCGCACAGCGCCTCACGAAGCAGGACCGCTCAGAAGCGATGGCAGATCAACTTGCAGAACGAATTCTCCAACGACTTACAAAATAATTTGACAAGTGTTTTACGGCATGTTATAATAACCACTGAGATGCGTCTCAGTGGTTATTTATTATGAGGGAATATGGATTGGCTTCTATATGTTTTGACGTTTGTTTTTGGTTATATAACCTGTAAGACGTTTTATTTTTTGCGCGCCACGCGATTAAGCATGATGGTGGTAAAGGGCGCCCACGTAGTTTACCTATCTGCCATGATTAAAGCTTTAGAAAATTTGGCTCATTCTCGCGAAATTATGCTAGAGCACATGCTTAAAGGCAATCAAGATGCCACTCAAATTAGTTCGTTTGAATTGAAGTTTGAGGAGGACGTGAAGTTTTTTAAGGAAAGATCTGTGCATTTGTTGGCGGCGCTGCACCCCAAGTTCTTTGCTCAAATGATGGAGTTTGAAGATTGGAGCAGTGCATCAACTTTTTTAATAGAACATAAAGAAGTCGCCTTTAAATTTTGGGAGCGCGAAAATGATTGATAAAATTAGAGAAAAAGTAAATACTTTTATTACCAACTTAGAAGAAGAAGCACAAGAAGAGCCAAAAATTGTCTTAATCGATCCGGCTCAAGGAGGAAGAGAGCCCGATCTGCGCACAGTAGGGCTGTTTAGCGATGTTGCGGAAGACAAGGTGGCCGAACTCGTTCAAGGGCTGCTGTACTTAGATGCCATGAACCAATTAGAGGAAGATCCAGAGGAGTGTAAGCCCATTGAATTCTATCTTTCAACATATGGCGGCAGTGCGGACGATATGTTTGCGCTTTATGACATCATGCGACAAGTGCAAAGTGAAATACACACCATCGGCGTCGGCAAAGTTATGTCAGCCGGTGTCCTTTTACTGGCATCTGGAGCGAAGGGCAAACGAAAGATAGGAAAATATTGTCGTGTCATGATTCACTCGGCGATTGCTGGAAGCCATGGCTCTCTTCCTAATCTGGTAAATGAACTAGAAGCCCTCAAAAAAACCCAAGACGATTATATCGAGGCACTGGCGACAGAAACAAATATGTCAAAAGAAGACATTAAAAACATGCTTGAACGCAAAGTTAATGTCTATTTATCTGCAGAAGAAGCTGTAGAATTAGGTATAGCTGACATAATTATTTGAGGTTTTTTGTATGTCTGAATTGAAAAATATCCTAGAAGAAGAATATACCAAGAAGGAGAGGACAGTCACTCCGGCAACTCTGATGGAGATGGTTGAAGAGGTGATAACGCTATCAAGCGGCATGATTATCGAACATGAAGAGCCTTCGGCACGACTTACTGAGGCCGAACGATTTAGCATGTCTATCCCCATTCCGAAACTTAACATTAACGAAGCATGGGGCGACCCTGAGAGCCAATCAAGAAAAGACGTCGACAGAATCTTTGCGTCTATCACTAGACAAGGCGACATCAAACAAAGAATTCAGCATGTTAACAGTTTCGTTGACCCGAAGACGGCTCAGAGGAAAGGCAAAGGCAAAAGATTTAACGCTATCCTTAATATGATGATGATCATTGAAGCGCTTCAAGCATGCTTAAATGACTATAGCGAGTCTTCCGCTGGGTTCGTATTCGAAGGATTTATGGCGGCACTCACCGGAGGTGCGCAACAGGCGGATCGTGTCGGAGGCACCCTGCCTATCGAAGACTTTGTCACCGGTGACGGCGACAATGTGAGTCTCAAACTCTTGAGCCCAAACACAGGCATTCACGGAAGCTTTACTAACCTTGTTGATTATTTGTTTTTACGAGGTGGCGCCGGCGAACCAAGCATCAAGTATTTGATCGGACGCAAAAATTCAGAAGATGGCGATGATGTTTCGCAATTAAGTATCTCTGACTTTGTGATTAGTCGCGACAACTTCATGGCTATCATGGAGTCGACCAAAAAGAACAGAGCATTGTTGGGCGATGAAGAAACTAAAACTCACTTAGCACAACAGATTCAAGGGTTCGATGATTCCCCCGAGTGGAGAGTCGGAATGCAGAAAATCTTAGAAAAGGTTCCCGGCTATACCGGCGGTATGTTTAGTAAGAGTGTCGATGCAGCTGGACAATTTGAACCAGAAGAGGAAAGTGATCTTGTTTTCAAGAAGCAAAAGCAATATCATGCAGGGAAATTAAAGGATTATAACACAGACGCCCAAAACTCAGCAGAAGAGCTTGCCGCTGCAGGCGCAGAACCAAATTTTGAGAAATGGGCAAGGACCCAGTCGGACAATTTAAGACACCTTATGCCCCCCATCAGAGATTCAGAAGATCAGGATGAAGTCGCGAAGGCACAAAAGAAGCAGCAAAGTAACTTAGTCAAGCTACAAAAAATCTACAATGCGGCTTATACTGCCGCAGCAGAGGAAGTTCAACAGGTAGCAGAATCACACTTTGGCGCTTTCCATGTAAGAGAAAAGCGTATGATGAAAGAAGAAAGAGCCTTGATGGAGGGTGGTGGTAGAGATGGCGGTAGCCAGTGGGAGATTACCGTGGCTGGAATGAGTAAACTCAGAAAAGTAGCCAGTGTGCGATACTATGGTGAGCTAAACCTGTCCGATGAAAATATCAAAGCATGCGCCGCCATCTATATTGAGAAGTTGAAAGACGATATGATGACACTCTTAGAGACAACAAAAAGCTTCACAGAAAATGTTGGAATGTATTTTAGCGCAGATCGTCGCTCAACTGCTATGAACGCGAACCAAAGAGCGCAAGACGAAGGTAAAGCTATCGTTAAAACATTAGCAGCAGCAAAGACCTCCGCCGAGAAAGACCCCGATATTGAATAAAAACATTTGACATTTAGCCAACAAGCGATTATAATATATACATAACTGTGAGGTATTAATGAGCCGAGAATATTCGGATAGCAGTGCACTGCAACAAAAGATAATGAAAGGCGCCAACATTTTAGCGGACAATGTGGCATCAACCCTAGGTCCACGCGGTCGCAATGTTTTATTGCACGAAAAGCATCGCACCCCTTTTATCACCAAAGATGGAGTAACGGTGGCGGCATTTGTCAGCTTATCAGACCCCTTCGAAAATGCTGCAGCCCAGATTATCAAACAGGCGGCAGTGGAGACTAACAATGAAGCTGGAGATGGGACAACCACGGCGACGGTTTTAGCGCGTGCCATCTTGGAAGAATCTCAAAAGTTTTTGGCATCCGGGGCTTCCCCCGTCGAACTTCAACGTGGCATTCATTTGGCGACAAAGGAAGTGTTAAACGCCCTGAGCGCTATGGCAACCCCCGTAGCGAGCCTGGACGATATTCGACATATTGCTACTATTTCGGCCAATAATGATAAAGTGATTGGGAATCTCATAGCGACCGCCATTGATCGCATTGGACAAGATGGAAGCATCACTATCGAGGAATCTCGATCGCTAGATACTTCAATTGATTTAGCCGAAGGCTTTAAACTTCCTGCCGGCTTTTGCGCTGGAGCATTTATCACCGATGACCGACGCGCCATTATGCACCATGAAGATCCGCTCTTTCTTGTGACCGATGCAAAGATTTCCACCGTTGAAGAAATTTTACCACTCTTGGAGACGATTGCTCGCGAGAATCGCCCTCTTGTGGTTGTTGCCGAAGAAGTCGAAGGTCAAGCGTTGGCAGCTTTAATTATGAACGCCACACGTGGCTCGCTTAAGGTGGCAGCTATAAATGCCCCTGCGTACGGAGAAGAGCGACGATCGATCCTAGAAGATTTGGCAATCTCGGTTGGCGCAACCTTTGTTTCTCGCGAAAAAGGCGTAGCACTCAGAGAGGTGCAGATGAAGGATCTAGGGACCGCTAAATTTATTGACAGCACCAAACATCAGAGCACCATTGTAGGCGGATTGTGCGATCCGGCGCAAGTTGAACAGAGAATCGCCCAACTTAAATCTCTCATCGAAACCACCGAAAATCTTGCCGAATGTGAACTATATCAAAATCGCATTACGCGCTTGGCATCAGGGGTTGCGGTGATTCGTGTGGGTGGCGCCACGGAAGTAGAGATGACCGAGAAGAAACATCGCATCGAAGATGCTTTGGAAGCTGTGCGCTCCGCACAAGAAGAAGGCATCATACCGGGAGGAGGCGTGGCACTTCTAAGAGCATCACGCAGCATGTGTGTTATAACTCACGGAGACGCCGATCAGGGTCTAGGGGCAGCGGTCGTGCAAGCTGCATGCCAAGCGCCATTGCGCCAGATGGCCTACAATGCCGGGCTTTCGTCTGATATCGTTGTGCAGAAAGTTTCGGAAGCCCCCGAGCATTGTGGGTGGGACTTTAGATCTGACAGCTTAGTAAACTTAATGGAAGAGGGAATCATCGATCCAGTAAAGGTAACTAAAACTGCCCTCATTAACGCGGCAAGCTGCGCAGGGACGCTTATCACCACTAATTATGGCATTATTCAAACGGAGGTAGACTAATGGAGCATGGAGATTTGGTATACATACCACAAGATGTTACGCTGTTTGACAGCGGAAATATCCACATTGACAAAACCCAGAAACCAATAATCGGAGTCTTCCTGAGAGAGACTCCAGTTGGGCCCCCCCTATATAAAGCGGGAACTTACACGATATACGCCCGCGGTAGAGAAAACGTTGTCGAACGTCGACACGTATACCCCATGGAGGAATACGATGGCGCTCGTTAGACTAACAGAGGTGTGTTCAAATGGAACATACACAAATAATCAACAATATTCATTGCGAGAAGTTTTTGTAAACCCAGAACATGTCGTGATGATTCGAGAAGAACGTAGAATGAGACAGCTAAACGAACAAGGACAGCTACCTCAAGAGCTATCCACCGATCACCAATTTACTAAGCTGACAATAAACCGAGGGCACACGGGGACTGAAATCGTGGTCGTGGGCTCTCCTGATATCGTCGAAACCACACTTAATCATAAAAAGGATTTACTAAGAGGATAATATGAGTGAAAATCAACGAGTGAGTATCCAATACTCTATTGGCATCGAAGAGTTGCCACAAGAAGTTGCGAGACTTCTCCATAAAACACAAACCCAACTGAAAGAGATAGTAGAGAAGGACTTAACAGCGCTGATGGACTCTCCGCGTGAAAGCGTCCTCTCTTTAAATACCCTCACGGATGTGGCAGTGGCGCGCAAGAAAGTTGCCCTAATTGATCACATTTTAAATGATGTTGAAAACATCATTAATGGATTTGTGTCCTATCGCGTACAAGAAACGTTACCCGAAGATACTGACGTTGAGCAGCGGGCGCCTACCCCGGCAGACACAATTGCTGATCAGCCACCTTTTGATCCGGCATCTCAAATGAGTGCCCCAGCACACCATCCTGGCATGCCCACCGCCATCCCAACGGGCACACCGGGGATGCCCGATAGCGTTCAGATGACTCAAGCCTTGAACAATCTAAGCAATATGGACATGGATGATTTCCGCCAAAAGATCCAACTAATGAAAGAAGCGCGAGATGCGCGCTCTAGTGAATTACCAGACGCCCCTGTTGAAAAATGAAAACCCCCATCCGCGACCCCTTCAAGAGCACGGCTTCGTCCACCCTGCAGGAGATAATTCCGCCAGCATCAAAAATTAATTTTTTTAATTTATATGGAGGATTTCTGGAATCGAATCTCGGAGCCAGTGATCGCGTGGTGGTGGCAAATACCAACCGGTATGTTATATATGAATTTTGGAAATGTGCATTAGAAAATCCTAACCAAATTGCCGATGTGGTAAAATTTATGCGCGAGAGGGATCTGCTCAATAGCTACACCTTGGAGATTCTTCAGGACCAGTGGGCATTTTACAAGAACCCCTATCTTCGCGCTGCTTTGTTCTTTTTACTTAATAACTGTTCTACCACCGGTCAAGTCTCAACAGGTACCGCCGACGAGCAGGCTTTTTCTCCTTTCGCACTCACCGCCCTGCGCAGCTTCACCCCTGGGCTTTTTTATTTAAATTTTTATGATAAACTGGAAGTACTAGATTTTGATTTTGAAGATCTTAGGACCGATTTTGTGGTATTTTCGTTAGGCAAGTTTAGCTATAATTTGTTTGAGCACGGCACATATACCGGATTGGAAGAGGTGCGCATTAATCATCGACAAATGCGGACTTTTTTGAACCACACTTCACATAAAACACTTTTTTTATATGAGATGCACCCGCATCTACCTGAATTTTATAAAGACCACAAAGTTATTTATTTGGACGTCTATGGGCGCCCAACGACGGATGCTGCGAAAGCGCGGGAGGTGATAGTTGCCAATTTCGGAATTAGTTAAATCGTGCCTGATTATGGGAGTGGGACAAACCCTTATTTGGTTTCAGTTATATTCTCATTATATTTGGAAGTGGTGGGAACATAAGCCAGTTCACGCAGCTTTGATCTATGGAATCCCCGCCAGCATTTGTTTTTGGTATGGAACCAAGATGGCAGTTGACGCCACCAGCGAAGCATGGACTGCGCGCCTTTTGGGTTTTGGAATGTCATATATGACATTTCCGTTGTTGACATGGTGGCTATTAAATGAAACTATGTTTACGACAAAGACTATGTTGTGTGTGTTCCTCTCAGTTTTAATCGTGATGATACAGCTATGTTGGAGATAGAGTGAAATTAGTAGAAAAGCCGTGGGGATTCGAACTCATTTGGGCAGAGACAGAAAATTATGTTGGAAAATTATTGCATATTAATCCAAAACAACGATTATCGTTGCAATATCATGAAATCAAAGAAGAAACCATCTATGTATTAGAGGGGACATTGTTAAATTACACGGATGAATCCACTCCCCCCCAGCATATTCCAGAAGGACAATCTTTTCATGTACTCCCTCACCAAGTCCATCGTTTTGGCGCAGGTAAAGAGGTGGTGCGCTTAATGGAAGTATCCACGCCACACCTAGATGATGTGGTGAGGCTATCTGATGATTATGAACGATAGGAGAAAAAAATGCCTGAAAATGAGTTGAAAGAGGTGCCCGCAAATGTTACCCCCATCTTGCCTGAAGGAAAGAATTTTAAAGGCCAATATTTAATAATTGAACCTAATACCATTGTCGAGCGAGAATACTCCACGCTCCCTCACCATTCTCGCATCTTTGTTGAGCGCGGGATTTTGTTCATATATGAAGATCAAGTAGTGGTTAGAAAGGTAATTGCCGGACGCTATTTTGATGTGAAGGCGGATTATTTATATACTTTCGGCGCTGGCGATGATGGCGCTAGCGTAACAGAAACGTATCGGAAGTAAGACAATGGCTACCATATATCTTTTTGATGTAGACGGTACGCTGACGCCACCTAAGACCACGATACACCCTCAGTTTGGGTCCGACTTTGCAGCTTGGATGGAACACAAAGAGGTTTATATTGTTTCCGGGGGCTCCTTCGTGCGTATCCTCAATCAACTAGGAAGCAAGATTGTGAATCGAAGCGCCGGAGTATTTGCTTGTATGGGTAATATTTTTTATGAGCAGATCGATCAGGTCAATAGCAGCGGTTACGAAGAGTGGAGAATAGTATATGAAAACGACTTTAAGGCACCCCGAGATTTATATAGTCATTTAGATGCCACCGTTAACGCCTCAGCATATCCGATCAAGACAGGCAAGCATTACGAAATACGCACAGGTATGGTAAACTTTTCGATCGTAGGACGTAACGCGACAATGGAACAGCGAAAAGCCTACGCCAAATTCGACGAAGAGTTTAGTGAGAGGGCTCAGATCGTAGAGAAGCTGAAAAGGGAATATGATAAATTAGATTTTGTTATTGGAGGCGCCGTTAGTATTGATATTTTTAATGTGGGCAATGATAAATCTCAAATTATTGAGCGCCATTTTGAGGAAGCACTTAAACATAATTCTATTATTTTTGTAGGTGATCGGATTCCATTTCCCGGCAATGATCACTCCTTGGCAACGGCCCTCCGACAGAGCCCCAACGGTATTGCTTATGAAGTGGAAACATGGGAAGATACCGTCGAACTATTAAAGACGCCTCCTTTTGCGTAGATACTGATAAAAACAACTATTTATAGTGACGAGGTAAATTAATGGATATTGCGACAGGGAATTGGTTTGAGTATCTTCGAGAAGAAGTTTTAATAGAGGGGCTGAGAGACATAGGGCTCCCCGAGAGAATCGTCGACTTTATCGAGAACGCGATGCCGAATGCACCCGAGAAGTCAAAGACATATGCAGGCAACCAGTGGAAGGAGAACAAGCTAAACCCCGGCTTTGTCTCGCGCCCACAAGGGTTCTGGGTCGACTGGATGAGGGAGAACTTCGAGGATCAGATACAGGTAAACACCATCCCAGACGGCGGCATTGTCGCACGCACAGTCACCCCCTATCGCGTCAACCGCGACGTGGGACCGCAAGCGCGCATGGCATACGATGAAGAAACCATCGAGCAAAACAAGAAGATCGCTTTCGTTGTTCAGAATGTAAAGGCTGCTATCGGCAAGCCCTGCGGTACATGGCGCAAGTCATTCATGAAGGCAACCAAGTCACTAAGTAAAGCCGGCGTTCCTTCTGAAAAGGTCGAGAAAGTAAAAGAGTATCTTCGAGCATTTATGATGGACGAGTTCCGTCGCTGGTGGAATCGGTATGATCTGTTGTTTTCTTGGCTAAATAGCGAGCCCACCAACTACGAAATGATCAAGGGTTTAGAACATATTAGTGACGCCCACGACATAGCCGAAGAGGATCTGAAATCTCGGGAAGATCCTGAGAATGTCATTCACACTTTCGAAGACGGCTCATACTGGTACAACCTCGATACATCTAACTGCTCCGTGGAAGGCGAGCGCATGGGACATTGTGGTGGTGACACCCGCGGCGTTCTAGTCTCGCTCCGCAAGCGATATCCGGGTCGCAAAGCATCCTCGTCTTATGTCACAATGACATGGGAAGATGAAGGCTACGGCGGCAACTACCTCTACCAAATTAAGGGGCGCTCCAACGACGCGCCACCCCACGACACATGGGATCACATCGATTGGTTCATTAAGAACTTGGGTATCACCGCAGTCCAAGAGAGCGGAGAGCACTCAAACGATCTGGAAGGTTTTGTAGAAATGAACAATTACCTCGCGGGACAAAACCCCAGCGTCAGCTTTGAAGGTCAGGTCGACCAAGATGCCATTCAAGAGGCGATAGACGAGGTGGTAAACGCTTATGAGGGCGAGAACTCGTCCATTAGCGGAGAAGTGATGGGCCCCGATGAACACGGCGGCGATGCTGGTGTATATGTATATATGAGTGGCTACGCCAACCTACAGATCGATCTGGGCTGGAAAGGGTTTAGATATGGAGATAACGAATACAAAGCCACCCTTGGTCCCGACGATGGCACCCCAGACGAGCGGTTCGAGACCATCCCCGGCAACACTTGGGGAACCCCCGCACGAGATTTTCAAAGCGAGACAGAAATAGAGAATGTCGAGTGGGATCTACCGGGCGAAGATGGCGAGATTGACTGGGACGTTAAAATGCTGACTGGCGCACACCCCGACTGGGAACTTGGCGATCCAGATCCGCCCGCGACCGCACATCTTGAGATCACTTTTAGCACAGCCGATCAGGAAAGTGTAGAGGACGAAGATGACGCAACACGCAATGCTCAATACTTTGCGGATGCCATGACGGAGAACTTCGAAGATAAACACGAAGAGATCCACGAACACATACGCTCCAAACTAGCAGAAGAAGGCTACGCCGCCAAGACTGCCTTTGATCGCGAGCAGCAAGGCATGAGCGAAATGGGGCTTGACCATTGGAAGGTCTATAAAGACGGACCAAAGCTGGAGTTCTGGTTCAGGCGCACCCGGCGCCACGACAGTGCGTTGTTAAACTCTGGCGGAGAAGTCGGCTCTGTCCCACAACTAGTCAAGATGTGGGGATTTGATGAGACGCGAGACGGACACATCGATGGAATATACAGTAGAATGTTTGGTTCGCGCCCTGCCCCTGGCCGGCCAGTCCGTATAGAGAACGACGATCTTAGCCGCAACATGGCGAGAAACTTAGAGAAACTTTATAGAGCAAAAGAACAGCCCGCAGCAGGACAGCAGCAGCTAGCCCTTGGCGATGAATATAAAGCACCCCCACCATCTCTGGTGTTGGCGAAGGACTCGCGCTTTATCATCATGCCCGAGACTACTCACCAAGCCGAACGATACCCCACTATGTTGCTCAACTGGAAGTATGAGATTGCGGTGAGCAGCAAGTCATCGCCCGAAGAAGTTGAAGTTGTCAAAGACATTGTGAAATACTTTAACGAACACCCTGATATGGTGGAAGAAGCAGCAGCAGAAACAATCCGTGTCCCGCTGGAGTCAATAAAAGCACTCGCAGACGCCACCAAAGCCGATGTCACGTCAGGCAAGTGGGCACAGCACGCTATCCAAACTATCGACAGCCAGTACGGAGGCAGGGCTATGTCTGGCTCCGACGAGTGGGCAGAACGCATAATAATGATTGCCAAATGGATCAAGGAAAACTTTGATCAGATGGATGAAGTTGAGAAATGGGTTGCGTGGTACAAATACTTGTCGCCGTTGAAAGAGGGGCGCTTTAATATGGCGCGTGAGGGAGGTGTCGAGTTGGACGACGATGCCAATCTTGGTCGACCAGAGAATTGGAAGAAGCATGTCCAAGATCAGATGAGGAGGCTAGGCAGC